ATGACTTATCTTGACTTATTGACTGAATTACAGTCTTTTGATGATGATTTACTTCTTAAAGAAGTATCAGTTTATGATACATTCAACGGTGAATTTTCACCTGTTGGAGTATTAGTTAATGACCCTCAAAACTTCCCACCTTTTTTGGAGATTTAAACATGACCTACATTCATGATGAAAGTGTATTCCCAGATGATGAATCTGGTGCATGTGTATTAGAAACTGAGTATCATCAAGTTTCATATCCTAATGAATTAGTTGCTAAACAAGTTCTTACTTATTGTGAGAATCTAGGCATTGAATTAGACTACTATCTACATGAGTTTGATTTAGATGCACACGAGGCACCAGATGAGGACGATTTCTAAAGTGTCCACTATTCTACCCATTCGGTAGAATCCATGTTATATTAACATCATGGGAAACAAAACTGGCATTGCTCATCTGGAGTCATGGGTTATGCCTCTCACAGTAACTGACTCGTAAGTCCAGTTTTTGTTTCTCTCACCTTATCCACTCTATCCTATCAATCCGATGGCATTTAATTCTGAAGTTGCATTGTTTAATCTTCTTGAGGATGCACAAACCTCTGAAGAACTGTTGGCAGTTATTGATGACTATCTAGCAACAGATGATGAGGTTTAATGCAATTAATCTCATCCAATAAAGAAACCATTTATGATTGGTATCCAGTCAAGAATGTTAATGGTGACACCTCAGAAAGATGGTTTTTAAAAATACAAACTATCCTAGACTCTGAGGGTTATTATACAACTAAGAAAAAACAGTTTGTGACTAAAAGAAACATGATTGCACAAGTCAATGAATGTATCTTCGATAAACTGTTTAATGTTGTTGATTTCCATGTCATCCCACAACTGGGCAACCCGAATAGACCAGTTGACTAAGTGACACACTAATGCCCCATCTAGGGGCATTTTTCTTTTATAATGTATTCATTCGGAGGAAACCCTATTGATTCAATTACAACCACACCAACAGAGGGCATTTGATAACATGCAATCTGAAGATTGCGGACAAATACTTATACCTACAGGTGGAGGTAAAACGTATATTATGATAGCAGACTTAAAAGAACAATTAAGGACTGCATATTCTGGTTTAATTAGTGTAGTTGTTGCACCACGGATTTTGTTATCTAATCAACTACATTCTGAGTTTAGCGAGCATTTAGTTGATGAAGATGTCCGCATTTCGCACGTGCATAGTGGAGAAGTTAAGGAGTTTAGTTCTACTAATGCGGAAGAGATTGCAGACTACGTTAACAACAATGATTCACACCATATAATATACACAACTTACCATAGTTTGCATCGTATTGTTGATGCTGACATACCTATCCATAATATTTACTTTGATGAAGCACATAATGGCACAAGTAAGCACTTTTTTGAGGCAGTATTAGCAACATCTAAGTATGCTAATCGCAGATACTATTTTACTGCTACACCACGTATAGGTAGAGGACAAAGTAAAGAAAGAGGGATGGATAATAACAGAGTTTATGGTAACATACTAGAGCAAACTGCTGCTGCTGAGTTAATACAATCAGGTAAGATTGTGCCACCTTTAGTAGTACCTTTTGACACAGATTTAGTAAGAGAGAGAATTAATGCCCACGATGTTGACAGAGAAAATGTTATCAACATCTTAGAATCTTTAGAGGAAGGTAAGAACCATAAGGTGCTAATTGCTGCACCTAATACTAAAGTATTGTGGAGAATGTTGTCTCAAACAAGTATAATTAATGACCTTAAATTGATGGGTTATGATATTATGCACATCACAAGTAAGCATGGTGCATATATCAATCAGCAGAAAGTTAGGAGAGATAAGTTCTTTAATACTCTCACAAATTGGGGTGCTGATGATAACAAAAGATTTGTAATCTTTCATTATTCGATATTATCAGAAGGCATTAATGTACCAGGTTTAAGTGATACTATTTTATTAAGAAATCTACCTAGTATTGAAATGGCACAAACTATTGGTAGAGTAATTAGACTGCATAATGAAGACAGAAGTAACATTCAATCAGGTAAAATACCTGCTGGTATGATTAACTTTTATCGTAAGAAATGCGGTTACGTTAGAATACCTTTAACAAAAGGTATAGGCACTAAAACACATAAAAGAGTGCAGTCCATTGTTAATACTATATTCAACGAGGGAGTTGTGCCTATATCGTATGCCAGTTGAGGAAGTGTCCACTATTTCCCCCATTGACCCTAGAATGGGTTATTATATAAGAGTAGTCAACCAAAGCACTTATGAGAAAACTTGAAAAGCAAATGAATTTCGCTCTTTCCAACAAAGCAAACTGGTCTGGGTCAAATACAACAGTTGTTTTCAACGATTCTACAAATTGCAGTCAAGTCTTTCTACATGGTCACAACATCGCAACACTAGACCATAACACTCAGGCATTGAAACTCTCATCTTGTGGATATGAGACAAACACCACAAAATCAAGACTAAATGCTATCCTAACAGAGTGTAAGACAGGTGTCAGAGTATTTCAAAAGAACTGGGATTGGTTTATTGGTAACAATCAAGCAACCAAATCTTTCTTTGACGGTCTCATTCTACTTGACGAATTTGCCCTAGAGATAGTATAAACTACTATCTCTTTTTACTGTCCTTTATTATTCTCTTTATCATGAAATCACTTCCATTTGAATGTTACGAAGAAATCCTACAAGTTTGGGTAGGTAACACCGAACACGATGATTTTAACATCGGTTGTGAATTATTTGCTTACATGGATTCAGAGGACTAAATGAAAACTTACAACTACTCATTTCGCATAGTTTGTGAGGATGGAGACGAACCAAATCCTTTACATTTATGTGAAGAAATCCAAGCATATTTAAACTCTAATCTATCATATTATGATGATGAATTAGACGAGCATTTTAATGCTAAGGTAGTAGGATATAAAGTTCAAGTTGATAACATTATCCCATTTATTGCACAGGAGGAGTATTAATTATTATGTTTAATTCTGACACATTCGGCATGACATTCTGGTTAGATGATGATAACGAGTTTTGTTATTGTCCCACATTTACTAACAACACACCTGACTTACATAACTGGGGTTATGTATCAGAATGGACTGATTTTGAGGGTGTTAACTTCACCAAACTATTTGCAATCCATCGTGAGTTAGTAATACAAAGAGTCCACAAATTAGATAGGGAGTTAGTATAATGAAATCATATCTAATTGAGTGTGCAGAAATTAACTATTTTACTATCGAAGTTGATGCACAAAGTGAAGAACAAGCAATCGAATTAGCAAGAAAAGATATAAACTCATTTGAAGTATTAGATGAGTATGTATCAGAATGGGATGTCAATTCTATCAGAGAAGTAGAAGAGAATTGATGTGCCATCCTACAAAGTGTCACAAGGTCGCTTGATTTTTGCCCCAAAGTGTGTCATACTTATAGTATGAATAATTCAATCGCTTTCAATCCATCACTACCTTACACAGTAGTTTGCCCATCCGCACCTTTTGAGAATAGTGTCAAAAGGACTTTAGACGAGTGTTGGGGTCTATGCCTCGACCTATCCGAAGAATATGGATATGCTGCTGTATATTACGGCAAGTGCCTAATGGGTGAATACAGAAATGGACAGTAAAGAAACTGTCACACATTTCTCCCATTCCACCCCATCACTCACTATAATAAAGGTATGAAAACAATTTCCATTCAAAATCTTTCCTCTGAAGAATTCGCAACACTTCAAGAGATGTTTTCCACAGTTGCCAGTCTTGAATTCCCTTTCACAGAGTCAGACGAGTTTGACACCCTATGGGATAAGGTCAACGATGCCGAATAGAGAGGGTCACCCCTCTCTATTTCTTTGTACTTTCGCCACCTAATTATCATGACTAACTTAACAGAATTTGTAAATTATGTTTGGTCTTTCTATTCACCAGACAGCGATCTTTATCCAATTAAAGGTTTAACTAAGTTGGATATTGTCCAAGCATTTAATATTTACATTGAAAGAATTGAAAAGGGAGATCTAGAATATGTCCACTATTCTTGGGGTGGTGGTGATAGTTTAGACAGAGAAAGATGCAGAGACATAATATTAGAAACTAACCCACAATTATCTTTTTAATTATGAAACATCTAGGCACATTTTTCCTTTTATTTGTATTACTAACTAACGCATTTAACTTGAGAACTAATGCACGCATTTTAACCTCTAATGTATTAGATAGTATCAGCACAGTTGTTCACCCTCACAGGAGTTATTAATCATGTCAGTATTACATCACGAGTCAATTCTTGAAACTTTATATGAAGAAGTTTTAGAAGAATATCCTCAATTTGATGAGGAACAATGCGAGACTATTGCTAAACAAAGGTTTGAAGATTTATGCCAGTAAATAGTATTAACTAAAGGCATATTTCCATGACTTATGAAGAACTTCTCTGTAAACTTCGCTCACTAAGTAAAGATGAATTGCAAACTAACGTCACAATTTATGATGATATTACAGGAAGATATCACGAAGTTAGTAACATCGAAATTCACAATATCGACCCTAACTTTCCCCCCTTGGTGCAATTAACCCTTTTTAAAGATCATTTAGTCCAACAAACTTTTTCTACTAATGAATAACGAAGACGCACAATTACAGGCAGAAGCAATAGAAGTTCTCAACACGATTGAGGACTCTGTTGAATACTTATGCCGAGAATTTCAACTTTCAGGTGAGAAAGTATGGACGATGATTTCAGCACTAAGTGATGTTAAACTCAAGCAATTTCCCCCAGAAGATGAAGAACAATTCCAGGAAGATTAACTCTTCTAAGTATCACGAATTACCACAAGATGTTTACGAACAACTTGTTAACCCCACACCTACAATCCGTTACTACTTCTTAACACAATTCTATGCAAATCATCCAACCAAAAAGTAACACAAACCACATCAAATCTACCCCATCTAAAGTAATACAAACTCAACAGCAATATGACCAGAAATATTGTTACAAACCTTACCGTACTTTACACAACTATTAGTATGTGGACGGCACGGATTTTTTTCACTATATAACACTAACTACATCCAAATTATGCTCCCAAAAGTGTTAAAAAAGGGTCTAAAGATTATGCTCCCTGATGGAGAACAAGGAGAGGTTAATTTCATCTCTAATGAATACATAACTGTAACGACTAATAGATGGTTAAAATCAAAAGAATTAGCAGAGCATAGTATGAACAAATACAATGAAGTTAATGTCCTATGTTATACAAACAGTTTTCCACAATGTAAGTACTATGACGAAGAATTACAAGAATGGAAGTATCTCAAACCTTAAACAAATTCACTATGTCTGGATAACACTTAAGGAGATTACAATTATCATCTATGATAACATTAGAAAGAAACGATTACATCAACTAAATGTAAACAATTCAAAGGACGATTTCAACAACTAATTAACACTTTTCCACAGGATTACGCATAATTGTGGAAAACAATTAAATGTTATTTTAAATGTATTTGTGTTAATTATCTCGATTAATTGTCTCCCTATGTAACACCCTTAGCACGTAATCTACCGACTGTCAAGTATTAACAATAAACTCACACATTCTTGACAAATTATCACAAACCTGCTACAATAACACTGTCAGGGTTAACAAGAACCTCTCACAATCATGCTCTACAAAGTTTATAACAATTCACAGGAACTTCAAGGGGAGTTTAGTTCAATTAGTGAGATGGAATTGCACATGGATAGTGTTAGAAACTGTAGGGGAGAAAGATATCAACAATTGCCCAGACATTCCTGCTTTGATTATATAAAAAGTATCGGATGGTTTTGGGAAGTAGTTGATAACAATTCCCCAAACAGTTCTTAACAACTACTTGACACAATTCTCTCACTATGTTATACTTAGTGCATACACATTCAAGGTAAAAGTGATGACTACTTAGAAAATGTTTAAAGTGAAACAATAAAGAAATGGCACCCAAATCGCAGTGGTGGCCTTGGATGTTGCCCCTTCGGGGGCCGCTATATTAAAAAAGTAAACTACCCTAACCTACAAAGGTACCCGAAAGAGGTCTATATACTCAATGGGTATCTTTTTCTATGGAAATCAAAAATTTTTTTCCAGTATAAAATTCCCCCAGAGACGATTATGAATTTCAGACAAGACTCACAGGATGACAGAGTGTGGGCACTTGAAGTAATGCTGAGGCACGAAGGAATGCTCGACCCACGAATCTACGATTGTGCAAGTTGGTTAGCAGATGCAAAGAAATGCACTGATAGAGAAGTAGTCATTGCTGAATGGAATAAATGGAAGAAGACTCACAAACGAGATACATACTCACAACTGAATAAACTATAAGGAGATGGCATATGTCCAAGAGATTCACAATCACTATCAACGAGGATGAATACGGCGATAGTCTACTTTATATCGATGATAATATATGTGAAGACCTTGGATGGGCTGTCGGAGATGAGTTAGAATACGAGATAGATGAAGTAAATCTATCATTCACTCTCAAAAAGGTCACTGATGAATGACTTGGTTTTTAATCCCTTGGAATGAAGAAGTAGGTACTATGGAAGAAACAGAAATGTCAGACCCGCGAAACCACGTTTCAACCGCGTTGACAGCTTCAGAGATACATCTGGACATTGAAAAAGAAATTAAACGGCAACTCGAAGATGATCCTAGGTTTAAGGATAACGAGATTGCACACGAGGTAGTTAATAAGTGTTTAGAGACGATAGGTCAAAGATTAACGTCTATAGAAGAGTATGTACAAGCGTTACCACAGACTTTTACAAACCTTATACTCTACCGTCCCCACGCCGACGAGAAGTATTTGAATTACAAGGAAAACCTCGATTTGATATATCAACGGTTAAATAGTATTGAAGATAAACAAAAGCAATAATGGGTGTTTTAGGTTGTCATAATGACTCTAATGACTTGTGTAGACAAACTGCTGGTGATGTTATAGGCAGTGGTTTGCATAACCATGCTTATGTACCTGAAACAGCAACGAAAGCAGACTTTACATTAAGAGCATATCCATCAGATTTTAATGCTGGTGTTAATGTACCAGGTTGGGCAATAGATGCTGTAATGTATGGTTCTACAATAGTTGCTACTCCAGCAGGAGGTGGTTTCTCAGGTAGTGCTAGTTCTTATTGTGGAAGAATAACCAGAGATATAGCTTGTAGTCCACCAAGGACTGTTATCTATGACCACGTGCCGTCACGACTATCATTTCAAGCAATGAATTCGGACACATGGTTTTGTTACCTATTTGACATGGGTACCAATGGTGGTAATATAGGATATCCTTGTTTTTACATTGAAACCCAAACAGCAGCATCCTCTGGTGCAACTAATGGTGATGCAGATGAGACTGTAACAACTTCTCAGTGTCATCCTTGCACAGGATTCAGTGCTACACCCAAAGAAGCGATTTGTAGATACGAAAACCCCGAAGGAGACGAAACTGGTGACCCCGATTGTCCTTACCCTACTGTATTTGGTATTGGCACCCTTTCTAATAAAATTGTATTCAAGTATGATGCCTTTTCCACAGTCTTGCCTAATGGCGTTACTGATGTTAACTTTGTTTACACTCCTGATAGTATAGATGTAGACGTATGGGATGCATCGACCTATTCAGGACTTCCTGTAGTAACTTCTCAGAATCCTTGGAAGACAGGAGATGATGATCTGAATACTATTATAATATTTGAAGGTGCAGCACTAGAAAGTGGTATAAAACAAGGACTGAGAGTTAAAGTAAGACTAGAAGCTGTCTATGACTATGATAACAGTGTATTCACTGGTACTAAATGGACATTTTTAGAATTAATGGATCCTGGACAGAATTATGCAGTCAATGATACCTATACATTAAACTATACTCATACACATGATGACCTTACTACTTCTGTATTAACTATAGACTTAAAAGTATCAGCAGTTGGTCCTATAGAAGGAACAGCACCGCAAGCAGGGTTTGATGCCATGCGTGAGGGTGATACTATTAACGGACATACCATAACTAAGGTTTTTCACACCGAATTTGACAATTTTCAGCGTCATTTGGTCTATTTGGACGGAAATGGCAACGATTTTGCCTATAATACGCAATATACGAGCAATAGGGCACACCAAATCACTGTTTTTGCTGGAAAAGGGGTCAAAACACACTCATGTTTGATGGGATTATACGAATTTTACGATAAAAGCGTCCAATATACCACAGAAAGCATAGATGGAGGGTCTCCAGACGTATATAATACCTTAAAACAGCCAATTGCGGAAGGAATTATCACTAATGGCACTATTACTGGATTTAATGTATATTCGGGTGGAGCAGGATGGCATTTACTAGGTGCACCACCTGAACTTAACTGCACTACACCTATGGCGAGCATAGGAAAAGAGGCAGAATTAGAGCCTACGGTAACAAATGGAGCAATTTCTTACATTGATGTCACAAATCCAGGTATAGGATACACTTCTGCACCTACCGTAACTGTTTCTGGTAATGCAACAGCAGTAGCGGAAGTCACTCCACAGGTAAGTGGACAAGGTGGTTACGTTAATCGTGTCAGAATTACTAACCACGGTAGTGGATATTCTGCTGATGCTACTGTTACATTCAGTGGAGGAGGTGGAAGTGGTGCTACAGCAGTCGGTAAATGGGCAGATGGAGTCGTTACTAACATAACAGTAAAGAATGCAGGAAGTGGATATTCGGTTGCTACAGACGAGCCTAGGGCAGTTGTACAGAATGTGCACAGAATAGACACGTTAAAGATTACAGATGGCATAGATGCATCAGAAACTGGCATAGAAAGTTTCTATGAGAAGTTACGTGCAAGTCGTGGTTTCCCTGAAATGATTAACGCACTAGATCGTGCTGAGGATAAACAGGTTGATGAGATGCGTCAAAGGTCATATGAGAGCAAATCTACCACTGCACCACAACCAAATTCCGAATCTTTGATGGATTTAGCGAAAAATGACATCTATATGCTAGCTCAAAGACGTTATTCTAAGGATAAGGTAGACAGATACAGGGAAATTGTCACAAAATACGGTATTGAAGGTGTAAATGATGTAAAAGATGCGATTACTGATGAATCTGTAGTTGGTGAAGACTATAAAAAAGAGATGGCTAACTGGAAAAAGAAGACAAAAGAAGCGGAAGAGACACGATTAGCGAGTATTGAACAGCAATGTAAGGCATTAGCACAGGAAAGTGTCCCAGAATACCTCAATTATGCAGGAACATTGGTTAGCACAGTGCAACGTAGGTTTGCAGATTTACCGCACGCATCCAAATTAACCAAATACCACATGCGTCAGTATCGTGCATCTAGCACTACGGACATGTTGATTAAGGTAACCATAGGTTGTAAGGTTGAGGAAAGTGGTTGTACTGGTTCAAATGCATGTCCTCCACCCACTCCAGGAGCAGGTGGAACAACGAATAACGCAAATGGTGGCACAACTACCACATCTTATAGTATGTCTGGCATACGTGGTCCTGGTGCTCAAGACTGGACTGCATATGGTCAACTACAAATATTGAATGACTTGACTGCTTCAACCCTAAATATGAGTAAGTGTGTGGAAGCCTACGGCAATCCATTTGACATTTAAACTGAAAGGAGTATAATGGGAGCACAGAAAGCAGCTTACTACAAAGGTAAATGCTCAGGACACGGAAGAGCAGTTACAGGACATGTACATGCCACGTATGGATGTCCTATGAATTGCCCTCAAGCGAGTCCGAAACCTCTGTCGTCTAAGAATAGCGTCCTTAAATGGAATCCCTTAGCACAGAGACCTAAAACACCGAAGAATCCGACTGTGTTGATAAACAACATATGTCCGATTATCGACAAGGACGTTTTAACTAACCATCCTTGCTCTACTACCAACAAGCACGCTCATGGAGGATGTAAGAGTCCACCTCCACCAGATATCTGTAATGGTAAGTACCTTACCTCTGAAGATGTCCGTGATGGCGGTAAACATAAGCGAGTTTCCCACGCAACCACTAAAACAGTGTATATAATGGGAAAATTGGCAAATAGATTCGGTGATCCTCTAAACGGAGGTATTGAAGGTGAGTGTTACTCTACCATTGCAGGTGCTTCTAATAATGTATTCGTAGGTGATTAACTATGGCAAAAGCAAAAGGTGGTGCATGGATTACCACTAACTATGTGCAACCAAACCCTAAAAAGACTAGACAAGGCTCAAGTATGCACACTAAGTTGTCTGCTACTTCCCGCAATAACGCAAAGAAGCGTTATAGAGGACAGGGTAGATGATATCACACGTTGATTTGCTCCACTATAGACTTCAAGCTGTTCTAAGAGAGCATAGTTTCTCTGGTGAGAATAGTCTTGAATATCTTGGTGAGGATGAAAGAGGTCACAAATACCGCATTGCTGGAAATGAGGTGTATGTTGACCAAATTGAAGAATTTGAAACTGCGGAGACAGAATAATGGGATTAGCACTAGCATTGAAGGAAGGGACTAAAAAGTCCCATTCAGCAGCAGAAAACACTAAATTTGTTTCTGGATTCCTTAAAGGGGTGTTAGACCCTGAGCAATATCGTCAATTATTGACTAATTTCTATTACGTCTATCAGACGATGGAGGAGCAAATTAGGAAATCCGAGGATCCTTGGGTGAAAATAATAAGTGGATTCCAAGGTGAGTTAGAGCGTGTTAATAACTTAGAAAGAGACCTTAGATACTTCTATGGTCCTAATTGGAGAGCATTACAGATACCTACTGAGGCATGTAACACATATTGTTATAGAATTAATCAAGTTGCTAATGATGAACCTTACCTATTAATAGGACATCATTACACGAGATATATCGGTGATTTGTCTGGAGGACAGATTTTATGCAATATTGCTCAAAAAGCACTTAATCCACCTAAAGGTGAAGGATTATGGTTTTACGATTTTAGTAAGATACCTGATGCTAAAGAGTTTAAGAATAACTATAGGAACGTTTTAGATAATCTTGGTTTAGATGAATCTCAAACAAATGCACTAATTACAGAGGCAAATTATGCATTTAGGTTAAATATGTACCTATTTGATGAAATTCAAGGATCTGCTACTAAAGGATTCTGGAAAGTGTTATTAGGTTTTTTACGGGGAAACTAATGTTTAACTTCAAAAAGATTAAAGAGCGTAGAGAAAAGCAGAAAGAGTATATTCGTAATGAAATAAAGTCTATTGTGAGAGAAGCAATGGATGAATGGGCAGAAGGTGTTGACTATTTGACACCTAATCAAGGTGAAGGAAGATACTACTGTTCTAAAGAGGGATGCAAAGGTGTCCGTTTCTCTGATAAATAATAATTAGTTACATTATGAATAGTGACCTACAGAGCACTTCCTGAAGGACTTTTTGTGCAAAATAGTCCAGTAGCAGGACAAGGTATATTCACACGATATGAATTAACCGAAGGCAAAGAGCTTGGTATGTCACATTACCTTGAAAACGGCGAAATATACAGAACACCCCTAGGTGGATTTCTAAATCATAGCATAAACCCTAATTGTGTTAAGTATCAAGTCGGAAACAAATATTATGTTAAGACCATTAGGTCTATAGGTCCTATGGAGGAACTATTCTTGAGATATACTTTCTATGAAGTCTAATGGCATTAAAACCGATAACAGGTAAGGAATTTAATAAGTCGAGAGCGTTTAAGGACATTCCCGTCGGTTTTACCAAGAACCCATTTACGAAAGACGTACAACCTACTAAAAATGACCAAGCAATAAAACAAGCGGTCAAAAATATTATATTAACAACTCCTGGAGAAAAACCATTTCAACCTAATTTTGGTTCTAATGTATCTCAAATGCTATTTGAGCCGTTAGACCCATTTTTAATTGACTCGATCCATAGTGAGATACTAAATACATTACAGCAACACGAGCCACGTATAAAGATTACTAGCCTAGAGTGCGTACCTGATTATGATGACAACGCTATAACCGTTGACCTAGAATACCAAATAGTTGGTCTTCCAGTAATTGAGAATATCACCTTCGTCTTACAGAGACCATAATGCAACCGAATAATTTAACAGCATTAGATTTTACAGATATTAAGTCTTCTATCAAGGCATATCTGCGAACTCGTAGTGAATTTTCAGATTATGACTTTGAAGGGTCAGGTCTGTCGTATTTAATTGATACTCTTGCTTATAACACTTATTATAGTGCATTCATGGCAAATATGTCAATGAATGAGGCATTTATAGCATCATCTACTGTAAGAGATAATATTGTCAATATTGCGAAGCTTTTAAACTATACACCTAATTCTGTTACTGCTTCTAAGGCGTATTTGGAATTAGCGATACAAACTAATCAAACTGCTGGTGCTTGGCCTGCTTCAGTCACTTTAGCGAAGGGATCCGTTGCTACTGGTGGTAATTACACTTGGAATAGACTAGAGCCATTCACTGCTGAGGTTGATCAAACAACAGGAATTGCAACATTAAAATGTGTATTGATACAAGAAGGTAGCGTTATCAACTTCTCGTATCTTGTTAACACATTTGCTAAACAGAATTATGTGGTACCAACATCTGATGCAGATATTGCCACTCTAAAAGTTAGTGTTAGAGCAAACGAAAGTAGCACTAGCTCAGACGTTTATAATAAAGTAGAAAATGTTACTAATGTAACAGCAACTGACAGGGTTTATTTCTTATCCGAAACAGAGGATATGAGATATGAATTGACTTTTGGTGATGATGTAATTGGTAGAAAATTAACTGATGGTGAGGTTATTGACCTTGAATACCTTGTAACTGCTGGAAAAGGTGCAAATGATGTAACAAGCTTTGCATTTATCGGTTTAATCTCTGATAGTAATGGTGTTAACTATTCTGCATCTGATGTAGACGTAATAGTTAAGAATACATCCTACGGAGGTTCTGATGAAGAAAGCGTTGAATCCATCAAATATAATGCTCCAAGATACTATTCTGCCCAATATCGTGCAGTTACTTCAAAGGATTACGAAGTTATCATGCAAAAGATATATGATAACGTGGCAAGCGTTGTCGCTTATGGTGGAGATGAATTATATCCTCCTGTATATGGAAAAGTCTACATCGCAGTCAAAACTAAGACAGGATCTAAATTAAACGATGCAACAAAGATAAACCTCTCTAAACAGTTGAGAGCATACGCTATGGCATCGATTGAACCCGTTGTAACCGATGCTGAGAGCATTTACGTCTATCCTAAAGTGTTTATCACTTATGACCCTGCTTGCTCTGCTAGAAGCGTCTCTGCTATCGAATCAAATGCTCAAAATGCTATTAATGAGTGGGCAGTTGCTTCTAAAGTTAACAACTTCAATTCTTCATTCAGTCTTGCGAAATTCCAGAAGGCAATAACACTTGCAGATAAGTGTATTTCTGATGTTTCGACTCAAGTCTCACTACTAAAATATATTAATCCAAAACCAGCAGAAACAAACACATACTGTATATCAACTGGTGCTCCTATCTACGATAGTGCTCCAGGTAAGACTTCTAATGCAGATGGTTGTGTCAAAGAGCCTGTAATCGTTTCTGGTAGGTTTAGACTCGCTGATCGTCCTACTGTAGACCAGTATTTCGAGGATGATGGGTTTGGAAACTTAAGAACTTATTACAACAGTGGTAATAGAAAAGTTATTACTAATTCTTCTGCTGGTACAGTTAACTATACAACTGGTGATATCTGTTTTGGTCCTGCAAATGTAACAGGTGCAGCAGGTAATAATTTGGGAGTATTAGCAGGTACAGCAGTTGATACTGATGCAGACGGTGTATTTGAAGGTGGCACAGTAGATTCTTCTGCTGCAAACCTTGCTGCATTAGGAGATTTAAACATTCCTGTACAGATTATTCCTGCAAACGCATCTCAAATACCTACTCCAAGTCCAGATACTATTATCGGTGTAATAAACCCAACGATTGACATTGGTGCGATTGGTACTACTCCACCTACCAGTATCCCACTAAATAGTCTTACGCCAACCATTTTTGAGACTTCGAGCACACCAACTACACTCGATCCTATTACTGTTACCAACGTTGGCAGCACTACAACACAATCTTGTTTCTAAGGTATAATGACGACAAGTAGTAAGGTATCGCAAGCGATAGCAAGACAGACCCCTCAGTTCATTTCGGACGGGTATCCCCTGTTTGACAAGTTTCTGGAGTATTATTATAAGTCACAAGAGAAGACAGGGTTTGGACAAAATATACTTAATAATTTTCTAAATTATCTCGATATTGATAAACTAGATGTTGGGATATTAGGTGGTGCTACAAAGATTGTTGAAGCTTCATTAATAGATGATACAGAGATTGTTGTTGAGAACGTAGATAAATTTTTAACTGATAATGGTAGTGTGATGATAGGAGATGAGATCATCTTCTATGAAAAAGCAGTTGCTTCTCCAAGTATTGCACTTTCACCAGGTATTTCATATGAGCAGGTAAAACTTAAGTGGATTACTCTTGCTAATATTATTAATCAGTTTGATGGTAACACACAAAGGTTTTCATTAACCTCTCAGGACGCTCCTGTAGCACCTCCAAGTGCTCAACACCTAATAGTAAAGGTATATGGTGAAATACAGGTACCAGGCGTTGATTATACTATAGATGGCACAAGTATTGTATTCAGTGTTGCACCAAGGACTAGACTTGCATCAGATGATACAACAGCAACTAATATCACATATCTCAATGGTTTTATTGAGAATAGTATTGTAGCATTAGATAATATTTCAGGTTCATTTGGAGATGGTAAGAAAACTTTCCAAATGACGGTTGCAAATTTACCTTATGCACCGATTGTAGACGAATATTGTATTGCGATTTATGATAACAGACTTTTAACACCAAAAGTTGATTTTACGTTTGACGAGACATATATTACCCTAGGATTTACTCCTATTGCAGGTAGAAGACTAGATGTATTCTCAATTGAAGCACCAATTCCTTCTTTTGGTACTGGTGCTGTTGGATTCTCTCGTGTTGATGCATTAGGAGCACTAAGTTCAGTTGAAGTTAATAATACTGGTAAAAATTATAGATTTGAGTTTCCACCTAAGATTTCAGTCAAATCAACGACTGGTAGAGATGCTTCTGTAAAACCATTAATTAATGGTGTTAAATCTGTATCACTACTAACAGGTGGTGCTGGATATTCTACATCCAACCCTCCAGTCGTCCAAATTCAAACTCCAACCAAAGAAGGTTCAACTGCTGCTACTGTTAATGCAACAGTTGTAGATGGTGCTGTTACTGCTCTTACTGTCACCAGTAGTGGGTCAGGATACACCTTTACACCAAGATTAACCTTTGTGCAACCTGGTGGAGCTGAATTAGGCACCCCAACTATCACTGCTGGTAGTTTTGCTGCTGCTCCTCCTATTACTAAGAATGGATTTGGATATACTACACCTCCAGCAATCTATGTTGATGAGCCTACTGGGTTAAATGGTATTAAAGCATCATTCCAGACTGTATTAACTCCTACTGGAGAACTTGCAAGTATAACTGTATTGAATGCTGGTCAAGGTTATGAAACAACACCAAGGGTTGCAGTTATTGACCCAGTTGGTGCTCAAATACTAGAAACTAAGGTTGATGGTGATGGAAGAATCACTGACATCGAATTATTATCTGGTGGCAGTGGATATGAGGATATTCCATCTGTTTATATCGTTGATGAAAGGACTACAAATCCAGGATCAGGAGCAACTGCTGCTGCATCCATTTTTAACGGTGCTATTACTGATATTAACATAACTGCCTTTGGTAGTGGTTATAGTGCTGCTAATCCTCCAAAAGTCTTTATTCAACCACCTCCACATGCTTCTGCATCTGTAGATATTGGTTTGGGTGAAGTAACTGGTTTCCAAGTTATCAATGCTGGTGCCAATTACACCAAATGTAAACTAACTGGTTGTGCTAGAGCTGCTAGTGGTATTAAGGAATATACTGAAGAAGGTAACGCAGTATTCTCTGGAGACACTTCTGCTGCTGCACATGCTGTTGATTCTGAAGTTAAGTGTCTTGATGCACTATTTGTTAAGAGATTGCTTGATAAGTACACAGAGCAATTCCTTCCTGATGTTCCTCAGTTAGATTATGATAGTATTGATGTAAGAAGTGCTATTAAGCACATTAAGACCTTCTATTCAACAAAAGGCACATCATTTAGTATTGCTTATCTCTTTAAGTTACTATATGGTGAAAGTGTAAGTATTTCATATCCAAAAGACCAAATTACTAAGCCATCTGCTGCTACTTGGTCTATTAACACAATTTTGCGTGCTACACTGGTTTCAGGTGACCCTCGCAACATTCAAGATGCTTTAATTCAACAGGTTGCTGATATTGCTGACCCTAATATTAAAGCAGCATCTGCATTGGTTGAAAACTATATTTCAATTAAGACTTCTGACCTAGAGATATTTGAATTAGTCCTATCAGAAGAAACTATTCAAGGCACATTTATTGTACCTTACAAAACAAAACTCGCTGAGCCTCTCACAGCCACCAGTGACATTATTACGGTTGACTCCACCATCGGTTGGCCAGAAAGGAACGGTGAAATAGTCATTGGTGACAAAGAGACGGTTAGATATAAAGAAAAGTCATTAAACCAGTTTATTGAGTGTACTAGAGCATCAAATGCACAAATTTGGGACTCTGCTACAGTAGTTAAGTCTAATTTCGTAGTTTACCTCAATAAAGGCACATTACAAGAAGTTGTGATGAATGTGGTTGGTATCGTTGATGCTAACCAAACTACATTAACTGATACAGGTTCTTACTACCTACCAGGAGATAAATTAACTGTTTCTAAGTTGGGAGGCACATCTACACAACCTCAACTAACAACTTGGTTGTATAACGTTAAGAAACTCATTAATGTAACTAGCATTGCTTATGGTGGTGTTAATAATCAGTCTGCTACAGTTACTTGTGCTAACCCTCATGGTTTATTGGTTGGAGACCAAGTTACAATTTATGGTGCAAACCCAATTCTTTATAACGGAAGTTTCCTAGTAACATCAAGGGATTCCACGACTGTATTCCAATATCAATTACCTCAACCAGCACAAGTTGTGCCACAGGGTAATATTCTAATTTCAGTTGACCTTAACAAAGGTAAGTCAGTTAATACTGCAATTAGTAATGCTATTGGACCTTACACTACTAACGTTCAGAATACATTTTTCAATACCAGTTACGTTTATGTTGCATCTACTGGTATTCCAAACTATGAAATTGGTCCATTCCCTGGATCTGCTTTATTACCAGGCAACCAACGTAAATTAAACAGGTTTGCCTTACTTCCTACTACTATTTCAACTAAGACTGCTATTGTCCCTGGTCCAATTGGAACATGGGTTAATGGTGTATCAATTTGGTCTTATAAGTCTAAACAAACTAAAACCTTTGGTGCTGTAACCTCTATTAGCATTTCTGCTGCTGGTGAAGGTTACGATGCTGCTTCTCCTCCTGCAATGACCCTTACTGGGGGTGGTGGATCTGGAGCAACTGCAACTGTTACAGTTGACGGTGCAATTTCTTCTATTGATGTAACAGCAGGTGGTAGTGGTTACACTTCTTCACCTCTTGTTTCTATCGTTGGTGGAGGTGGCTCAGGTGCTGCTGCAACTGCGATTATAACGAAAGGAGTCGTTTCAAGAGTACTAATAAATGCTGGAGGAAGTGGATATACTTCTCAACCTGAGATAACTATAGTCGGTGGAGGTGGATCTGGGGCAACTGCTACTGCATCTGTCAGAGGTCCAATTAAGACTGTTAATATCACCAATGGTGGTGCATCTTATACTTCAAAACCAAATGTAAAACTATCATCTGGTAGTGGTGCTGTTGCTCAGGCAATTGTTAACAATGGTAGAATTATATCGATTGCTATTATTTCTGCTGGTAGCGGATACACTACTGCTCCTGAAGTTAGCATACAGGGTCAAGGATTTGGTGCTGTAGCAAAAGCAACTATCGATGTTGACGGTGAGAATGCTGGTAAAGTTACTGGTATCACTATTACCAACAAAGGTATTGGATATATTCAAGGTACAACATTAATTAACCTCACTTCTATTGGTATTAATGCTACCTTTACAGCAAACGTATTTGAGTGGACTTATAATTTACAAGAGACTTCTACCTTCGATACTGCGAAAGGATCTGTATTTGAAGGATTTAACGTACAATATGGTGGAGAATATGCTCACCTCTCTAACCCACAGAAATTAAGATATATTTTAGGTGATAATCTATATGAATCAGAATCTGGTACAATCCTTGAGCAGGATGTCCAGTTAACACACTCACCTATTATTGGGTGGGCATTTGATGGTAACCCAATTTATGGACCTTATGGTTACTCTGACCCAACTAATCAGACTTCACAGGTACAAAGATTAAACACATCTTATAGTCTTAAGACAAATCTAGTCTATGATGCTGTTTCAAACCCATATCCTGTAAGAACTGATGGTCCTTTACTAACAGACGAAGCTGCTGGTAAGTTTGTTGAAGACTACGAATATGTATTTGGTAGTGGTGACTTAGACCAGTATAATGGACGTTTCTGTAAGACTCCTGAATTCTCTGCTGGTAGATACTGCTATTTCGTTACTATTGATGCTGCTGAAGCAGGTAATCCAAAATTCCCTTATATTTTAGGACCAAGTTATAACTCTGTAGTTGATACATGGAACCTAGTAGATGATGCTGTCCAACAGAATATTCCTACTGGTGTTGTCCGTTATAGAGACCCATACGAGAATGTAGATATTGACGTTGAGAGGACTCCAAATGCCTCTACAAACGCTTTAACTACTGAAGCAGGTGATATACTCCTATTTGACCCAGAAGACGAAAATAGAGATGGTGTTATTACTGCTGATGAGACCGCAGATCCAGAACAGATGTTTGAGGAAGCACCTCTACAACTGTTTGATTACTTCCCTAAAGTAAGATTTGATTCTAAGGTTGATATTGAAGTTGATACTATTACCAAGTTTGAAGATGCATCTGTAACTGGATTTACTGTTGAAAACCCAGGTATATCTTATCAGGTTAATGACCGTCTAATATTTGATAACACTGATACTGATGGTAGTGGTGTTTCTGCTCGTGTTGCAAGAATTAAAGGTGAAGCAGTTGAGTCATATACTTATGAAACCCTTGATGGAGTTAACTATGGTATTTTAACCTCAGTTAATCCTCATAACCTAGTTGCTGGAGATACAGTCTTTGTAGACTATGCTCCTACAATGGACAATACAAATAAGACATTTGTAGTCCGTCAATACAAAGGTATAGAAGAAGTTATTGTTAATACAATCGGAAGTGGATATAACACAGACATTCCTCCTACTGTTACTATTGATAGTGATAGCGGTACTGGTGGATCTATAGAAGCAGTTGTTTCTTCTGTTGGATCTATTGAATCATTCAAGATTCTAAATTCAGGGTCTGGATATACAAGTAACCCTCGTGTTATTCTATCTCACCCACAGGTATTCAAGAAGTGTGATTATTATGCTTCATTGATTAGTAATAACGATTTCGTTAAGATTAACGATATTTTCGTCAATACTACTAAAGAAGTATATGTTTGTGGTAAGACAAAGGATACTTCTGGTAATACTGTAGGTATAGTTGCAAAACTGTCTGCTACTGGTGTTAAGGAATGGGAGAAGACATTAGAATCTACTGCTCCTAACACAGGCACAACTTACCTAGAATTTAATAAGATTTACGTTGATGGTAATGATATTTGGGTTGCTGGTACTAATAGACCAAATATTACTGTATTGGATGCATATAACCCTGATGTAATCCTATGTAAGTATCTTGAAGCATCAAATGGTTTGAGTGCTGGATTAGCAATTCAGAAGGCATATGCTGGTATTTCAGGTTCTACTAGAGAAGATTATGTAACTGCTCTGACTAAGTTGTCTAGCAATCCTACTCGTTTCATAATGGGTGGTTATACTAATACTAACTCTGCTAATCCTTATGATGCATTCTTAGCAGTTACTGATACTGCTGGTTCTTTCGTTGTTAAGAGAAAATTAGCAACTGCTGCTGGAAATGAGAAGATTACTGACATTACAGTTGCTAGTGATGGTTCAGTTTACTTTACTATGGAGACATCTACATCTGCTGCTTCAAATGATATTAACGTATCCTTTGGTAAAGCAACTGTAGGTATTAATGTAATTACGATTGAATGGATTAAAGAAATAAGCAATACTCTATATTCCTTCCAGAATGCTAGTGTATGTTTTGATGAATTTAACGAATTCTATGTTACTGCTACTTGTAGACTTAAGTCTGATGATGTAACTAAGGATAGTTTCTGGATTTGTAAGTTTGATGCTGCTGGTGCAGTACTTTGGAATAAGAGATATGTTGCAGAAGCAAGAGATATTGAAGTAGTTGGTAAGACTAGAGTTGATATCTTTGGTGATGTTAACGTTGCTTATACTCATTCTGCCTCTCAGGTAGATGGTAAGAAGATAGTTAACACTGCTAAGATTAAGTATGATGGCACGATGTTAAATCATACAAGTAATGAATTCCGTGTTGATACTGCTACCGCAAATACTACTGAGGGATGGACTGCACATTCACTTGATATTGATAATTCAGGTGACCTTCATGTATTTGGTCAGGCATCTCATAATAGAAACGAATTTATATACGACTTTGCAAGTAACCAAACAACTGATATAACAGGTCATTATACACTTGGAATTGGACAAACTACTAACTCAGTTACAGTCGCCGATAATATGGCGAAGATATATGGATATAACCCTGCTGGATCTAACTCTACATGGGTCAATTCATATCTTTCTGTAACTAATACTCAATTAGGTACAAAACTAGGTGATAACTGGACTCTTGAATTCTTCATCTATAAGAATGCTAGTGAATCACAGACTTTATCTCAAGGTTTCCAAACTCTTGTAGGTATTGGTGGTGCTCAAGATGCAACTGGTGGACTATGGTTAGGATATAATACTTCTAACGGTAAGTTAACTTTCGTTGTAACTAATAATTCTACTACAATTGCTGCTGGTAGTGCTATTGAGTCTACTCAGACAACAATGTATGCTAATAACAGTTGGCAGACAATTGGAGTAAGTAAGAATGGTGATACATTTAAAGCATATGTTAATGGTATTGAAGTATTAAGTGGCACACAATCAAATACTTCACTCGGTAATAAGACACTCTACTTTGGTAACCAGATTGGTTTCGGTAGTGGTGCAACAGATTTCTCTGCTGGTAAGCAAGGACAATTCTATATTGATAACATTAGATTGAGAAATAGGGCACTTGTTCCTACAGTTCCTTCTGATATTACAACTCTACCTCCAGTAGCAAGTTATGGTTTAACATTTGACTGGGTAGATGATGCATGGTTTACTAATCATCTTAATAAGTATGATTACATTGACTTTAATGCTGTTGGACTGAAAGTTGATAAGAATGCTGATGCTGCAAGATTAGGTGTTAAAACTGCATTTACAAATACACAACTTTCTCTAACAAGGACTGCTATTACTCCTGTTACAGGGTCAACTTTGACTATCGGTAATGTTGGTCTATCATTAGGTGATGCTGGATTCCAGTCACTAGACTTTGACGATGCTAACGTAGCATATACTGAAGCAACTGAATCAATGACTTATGTCCAAGATATTTGGTCATCTAGGACAGGTACAGTTCCTTCTCCTGGTTCTACTAAGGTTAATGCAACTGCTAAGGTTAAAGACCGTTACTTCTTTAAGGTAACAGATACTTCTAAGATTGATAATATACAAGAATTAACTATCAACCAAGCATTCAACTTTACTGTTGGTGCTAAGTTGATGCTCAAGAATGGCAACACCTTTATTAATAGTGGTTATATTACCAGTGTTGATAAGGATAATAATAAGGTTTACGTTGCTGTTAATAATAATGTTTGGACTAACGATACCAATACAGGTCAACTTTCTACAGAAAGATTTGATGAGCAATCCACTTATGGTATTCGTGGTCCTATACCAAATGATACCAATGAAATTGCTGCATATACATTTGCAGAAGTTAATAACACAACTCCTGGTACATTTGATATTGACCTAGACGATTATAATTTAGACGGCACTTATAATGCTGGTGGTAGTCAAAACCTTGATAGTTTTGCTAAGTTTAAAGCATGGTCTGGTAGTGACTATACTGTAAGAATCGATGAAGTTGCAGGAGGGTCAGCATATATTGTTGGATCTGTTGTAGATGTCCCTGCTAACCAGACTTCATTTAATGCTGCATACAGCACTCTTCAAATCACTGGATTGACTGCTGTTACTAAGATTACTCTTGTTGCAAATTTAACTAAGATTCTTCAAGTTTCTTCAGTTGCTAATAGTGACCAAGTTTATGTAATTACATCTACAAGTCATTATCTCACACCTGGTGAAATGGTTTATGTTGATGGTAACCCATCACAGACATATAACTCTGTAGTTTATGATGAATATGATGGTGCATTCTTTGTAAAAGATGTTATTAGTGTTAAGGAATTCACTTACAAACTGCCACAGGCAGCAGTAACTGATCCTGCTACAACTCCTGGTAATGTTAGCATCTTTGTGAAGTCCCCAACTCTGAAGATGTTCTATGGACACCAATATATCTTTGACCTCAGCCATTCATCTTTGGTTGGTGGTAACCTATCCTTTGCTAAAGATAGTCTCTATAAACTCGAATATTCCTTTAACAGCATTGAAAGAATTGGAACACCTGGAGTAACTGGTCAAGGTGTACCTACTCCATCTGTTAAGTTTAAAGTTGATGGTGATGTTGTTACTAATATTTCTTACTATTTCGACCCATCTAGGACTACATCTGATACATCTCCTGTAATTCCAGGAAGTTATCTTGATGTTGTAGATTCTCCTTATAAGGGTACATTTGAAATTTCATCTACTTCTGGTGCGACAATTACTAGAGGTGATGATGCTATGCGATTCATATTGGCAAATGAGCCAGAAGGTGCTGCTGAAGTATCTCCTTCTAGTTACTCTACCAGTTCTGTTAAGGCAGTTGGTTCAATTGCTTCTATTCGTATTGTTAACTCAGGTGGTTTCTATACTAAATTACCTATTATTTCTAATATTGAATCAACAAGAAAGATTGAGAGAGTTGATATTAAGACTCCAGGTACTGAATATGCTGTAGGAGAATACACTGGAGTACCTATTGCTGGTGATGGTGAAGGTGGTTTAGTATCAATTACAGTTGCAGATGGCACTGATGCTGAAGGTGTAACAATTCCAGGTCAGATTAACAGTGTTGCTGTTACTTCTCCAGGTAAGAATTATACTACTGCATCTATTGACATTGACTCAATTCCTGGCATACTTGGTAGTGGACTAACTGGTTCTGGAGCAGAATTGACTGTTGTCATTCCTTCCTCTGGTAGTGGTGCATCTATTTTCACTAAAGGAGATAAAGTTGGTAAAATTAAGAAACTTAAGAATAATAACTTTGGTTATGATTATCCTCATGACTATACTTTACGTCCTGAGATTACTTTCCCTCTAAACTGTCAATTAACTAGCACATCTATACTTGCTAGTATTACAGTTACTGACCCAGGTTCTGGGTATTCACAAGCACCTGCTGTTGTAATTACAGGTGGTGGTGGATCTGGTGCTGTTGCTGAAGCATCTATTAAGAATGGTAGATTAGATAATATAATCGTTAAGGATCCAGGTGCTGGATATTCATCTACACCTACAATTGCTTTAAGGTCTGCATTTAACTATGTTGTAAACCTTGACTTGGGATTACTACAGTTTGCTTTCCCACATGGTATTGCGAATGGATCTGCTGTAACACTTAATGTAGTTGATACTGGTGATGGTGCTGAGTATCCTCTTGCTGCTGGTGCTATTGGTAGATTAAACTCTTCTACTACTTACTATGCTATTGCTGGAGCAGCAAACTCATTAGAAACTGACCAGTTGAAACTGGCAATTACTGCTAGTAACGCAGCTTTAGGAGATGCTATTAGCTTCGTTAACGCAGGTACTGGAAGACAGCAAGTATTGACCGAATCCTTCGGTGGTGCTGCTACTGCTAACGTTGCAACTTCAGTCTTTGACGAAGGTGAATTAGTATATCAAGGTGATACATTTGCTACTGCAACTGCTACTGGATATGTTTCTGAAAACAATGGTTGGCAGATTGGACCTAGAATCCTTAAGATTGTTGACTACACTGGTGATTTCATTGAAGGACAAAAGATAACTGGTGTTATCTCTAAGTCTTCTGGTGTTATCTCTGACCTCAATATTGCTAAGGGTGTCCTAGAAATCGGGTCTATCACTCAAACTACAGGTCAATTTATCGATGACGTAGGTAAACCTTCAGAAATCATTCAGAAGATTCAAGACTCCTACTATTATCAGGACTTCTCTTATGCAGTTAACTCTGCTACTTCTATTAGTGAGTGGAAAGATATTCTACTTAGAAATGTCCACCCTGCATCATTTAAGGTATTTGGAGAATTAAATCTACAAGAATATGGGTCAATTCCAAACAAAGAAACTGCATTCCAGTTAACTAAGTCAGTTGAATTGGCACAATCAGCAATTGTTCCAAATATTCAAAACTTTGCTCTAGTTGAGCCAGTCTATCAAGAATTTAATAACACTGAGGTATTATTCAGACAGAAGAGATTAACATCTTCTGAGAATATCTTGACTTCTGTTGTCCAGAGAATTGATGATATTTCTAACCTATTTGACGGTGAAAGAATTGCATTCCCTCTAACAGTTTCTGGAGACAACGTTGTTGCAAACGCAAACCAGTTGATGATTATTCTTAACGGTATTGCACAGACTCCTGGTATTTCTTTCCAAGTCCAGAGTGACAACATCGTCTTTAGTGAGCCACCTCAACCACCTGCAAGTATTAAGTATGCATCTGTAACTATTACACAGATTGCAACTAAGAAATTCGTCTTTAGTAATATTAGTGGTATCTTCCCAATAGCAGGTCAATATGTAGTTGGATCTTCTTCTGCTGCTAAGTTTAGAGTAACTTCTGTTGTTGGTAACGATATCTTTGGTTATATCACTGAAGGTACATTCACTATTGGTGAATTAGTTAACGTTAGTGCAACTGGTTTCTCAGCAACACTGAATAGTCAAACAGACGTTGTTAATAATGGTCTATTCATGTTTGGTGAGACTATTACTAACTTTGAGGGTAATACTGCTAAGATTGAAGAAATTAACCTAGCAAAAGGTCAAGAAACTCCTCTTGCAAAACTACGTTATACAATCGGTCAATCCACAACATCATTTGAAGTAGTACCTGTAACTGGTGCTGCTGCTGCTTTACCTGCTGGCACATTCGTTGCTACTAAGAATTACCAGTTTGGTTCTGAAATATTCAGAGTTGATACTATTACTGATGGTGCAGAGTCTACAACTCTTGGAGTAACAAGAGCACAACTTGGTACTGCTGCTACTGCACAGTTAGAGAATACTCCATTATACGGCACAGACATTACTATTACCAATGCTTTGGTCTTGAGTAAGACAACTGGTACTTATCAGTCTACTCCAGGTCTATTTGATATTCAGTTAAATGATGTTATCATTGCTGCTAAGTCTGGTGTTGTTGCAACAATTGCATCTACAAGTCCTTATCAAGACCCTGTAACTAACGAATTTATTAGTCAGGTCAATATATCTGAAGGATCCTCATTCTTCGGTCTACTATTCAACAGAATTGCATCTCAGACTTATCCAAACGTTGTATTGGATGATATTTCACAGTCTCAGATTTCTATTGTTGACTTTACTGATAATCTAACAGCATTTGATTCTAAATTCCCTGCTAACGAGTTGATTAACAACTACGTTATTAAGACAACAAATATTACTGGAACATTCCAAGAAAATGAGTTTATTAGAAATTATAAAATTGATTATGGAAATAACTCTGGTACTTTCCTAGAAAATGAAGAAGGTTTTGTAAGAAAACTAACCTTTACTGATAAGCAAGGTGCTGGATTCTTTAACCAAGGTAATGTAATTAGGTCTAGGAATTCTAAGGCAGAAGTTATTGGTTATAACCAAGCAAGAAGCACTGTTTACCTAGGTAAGATGGGTAGGTCAACTGCTTCTGGTTCTGACTTCCATACTGTTACATTCAATGGTGGAGCACAATTAGACACTGCTCAGAAGAAGTGGGGCACTGCATCTCTATTACTTGATGGTACTGGTGACTACTTACTTGTTGCTGCAAACCAAGAATTTGGATTCGGCACTGGTGCTCTTACTCTTGAAGCATGGATTCGTCCTGCTAATGTAACTGGAGAGCATACAATTATTGATACTAGAAGTGCATCTGCTACAGATACTGCTCTTAGACTTTATACTGATGGCACTGCACTTAAAGTTGCTGTAGGAAATACAGCTGCTGCTAATGGTGGCACTCTTGCAATAAACACATGGTATCATGTTGCTGTTACTAAGACTGGCACTTCAACTAAGATATTTGTAAATGGAGCACAGGTTGGTAGTACCTATACTGATAATAACAACTACGGTGCTTCTAAACCAGTTTATATCGGTGCTGACTATGCAGGTGCTACAGGATTTAATGGTCATATTGATGAAGTAAGAGTTTCAACAACTGCAAGATATACAGGTGCTTATACTCTTCCAACTGGTATTTTCCAAGGAGATAGTAATACAAAATTACTATATCACTTTGATGGTCCTGACGCAGCAACTTATGTTGATGATTGGTCTGGTACTGGAACTTGGGTAGATGGAGATTACTTTAATAATGATGCTATTCTTGCTACTAAGAGAAAGACAGGTGGTAACCTATCTGCTCATAGTCTGAATACTCACAGATATCTTAATGCTGCTGATTTACTTAATAGTAATAAGGAATTCCTTGCTAAGGAAGTTGTATGGAGATTGGAGCATCAGTCACCTTATTCACCATTCAATGTCCTTACTGGCACTGTAAATTGCACTGATGACGTACAAGATATCATCGATGCTCTAATAAAAGATGTAAGAAACGGTGGTAACAGTTATCTTTGGGATGCTGCTGCACTTTATGTTAATAGAAATGTATCTCCTATCACTGTTAACCACATTGAAACTGAAGTAGAAGAGACAATCTGGGTACATGAAGAGTTATCTAGGTTAGCACAGCAAATTATTACTAACCAACATATTCAAATATTAGGTGATCATGGATTAACTCAGGTCACTGATACAACTATTACTGATTCTACTAACGCTTCTCCATCAACAATTACTCCTACCACAGGATCTTATGATACCTCAACTGGAGAATTGACTCTAACCAAGGCAGCTCATGGTTTGACTGCTGGTGCTGCTATCACAGCAACAGGTGCAACTTATGATGCCAACACAGGTATTATGGTCGTTACTTCTAACGGTCATGGTTTAAATCCTGGCGATAAGGTCAAGATGGAAGATGGTGCAGTCACAATGACTTGTGATATGGACGGTAATAAGTCCGAGCACGCATATCCTAGACCAGAGGATCCTGCATCAGAGAAATGGATTGAAGTTGGTGTAGTATCAACAAATACTTTTGAAATATTCGTTGGTAAGAAACCTTTAGTTGCTTACAAACCAACTGCTTCTACTTACGATGCTGCAACTGGTTTGATGTCATTAACCATTGGTGATCATAACTTCGCTGCTGGTCAAACAATTAAGTTGGCAAATAATTCGCTCAACTTTACTTGTGCGATGGATGACAATAATGCAATTAAGTCTTATCCAAGGTCAACTGACCCAGTATATGAAGAAGCAATTCCTATCAAGTATGAAGGTACTCCATATACTCCTACTAATGCAGTTTATACACCTACAACAGGTGAAATGATTGTTACCTTAATAGGACATGGATTTGCAGTTAATGACCAAGTTAAACTTTCTGATGGTGCTGTAACTTTCAGTTGTGCTAAGGATAATAACCAGTCTGATCATTCATATCCTAGAGCAACAGACCCAGTTGCTAATAGTTGGATAACAATTTCTGCTGTAACTACTAATACATTTACAATTAACGTTGGTAAGTCTCCTGATATTTCTGCACATACTTATCTAAGATGGGATCATAACAGCGTAGTTAAGAAAGATAATACTATACAATTAGATGTTGGTAAGTCTCCAATAATTCAGCATGACGTTTCTGCTGCTTCATTTACACCTGCTTCAGGTGCTTTGGACATCACTATTGGATCTCATAACCTATTAGTTGGTGATAGCATCAAGTTTGCAGATAACTCTCTAACATTTACTTGTGCACAGGATAGTAATGCTACAAACCATACCTATCCAAGAACAGATATTTTAAATCATACACCAACCAATGCTACATATAACCCTACAACAGGTATTTTAAGTCTTACTGTTGGTGGTCATGGCATGTTGGATGGTGATTGGGTTAAGTTAGATGCTAATTGCTTAACATTCACTTGTGCTGCTGACTCTAACCAAACTAACCACACATATCCAAGGTCAACTGACCCAATTGCTAATAAGTGGATTCAAGTTTCTAACGTATCTACAAATGGCTTTGATATTCAGGTATTAGATTCTGCACCTTCTACTAACACTTCTGCTCATACATTTGTATCTGCTGTTTCTAATGGAGTTAAGCAGAAGAAAGATAGAGCATATGATACTGCAATAGAGGTTACTGGAGTTGGTACTACAAACCTAACTGCATCTACTGCTGCATATACACCTACTACTGGTAAGTTAACAATTACCAGCAACAGTCATGGATTGACTGGAGCTACACAACATACTCCAACTGCTGCATCTTATGCTCCTGCTACTGGTATATTAACCATTACTTTATCAAGTCATGGATTCTCTAACGGTGACAGAATACAAATCGTAGACAATTCATTGACTATGACTTGTGCTAAGGATAGTGATGCTACATTCCATACATATCCTCGCTCATCTGATCCTGTATCTGGTAAGTGGTTACCAATTACTAAGATTGATACTAATTCATTTACAGTTGACGTTCATAAGTCACAAGACCTTTCTGCACATACCTTCATCTCTTGGGCATCTAATGGATTGCTCAGAGCAAGAGATATGGTTAAGTTTGATGCAGATTCATTAACATTTACATGTGCTAAGGATAGTAATGCTACTAACCACACATATCCTCGTGTAACTGATCCTCTTGCATCACAATGGGTGCCTGTTACTGGAGTAACAACTAACACATTTGATGTTAACACAGGACCATCTACTAACACTTCTGCTCACACATTCGTTTCTGCAACTTCTAACGGAATTAAGAAGCAAACTGGTGTTATCTCAGTTAACGTTGGTATTTCTTCTAATACTACAACTCACGCATTCGTATCTGCTACTGCTGGTGCAGTTAAGGCAGGTGGAGTTTATGCTCATACATTCAAGAATGCAAATAACACATATACACCATCTACAGCGTCTTACACCCCTGCAACAGGTGTTTTAACACTAACCATTAATGGTCATGGATTCCAGAATGGTGAGTGGGTTAAGATTGCTGATAATGGATTAACCTTTACCTGTGCTCAGGATAGCAACGCAACAAACCATACCTATCCTCGTGCTGCTGGTGCTCAATTTACAGCAACAACTGGTACTGCTTATAACCCAACAACAGGTATCTTAAGCATTACTACAACTGCTGCTCATAACCTAGCAAATGGTGATGAGATTAAGATTGCTAATGATTCATTGACATTTACATGTGCAATGGATGGCAATACAGTTAATAAAACCTATCCTCGTGCTTCTGACCCTGTAAGTGCTAGGTGGTTAAAAGTTTCTAACGTAGCATCTACATCATTCGATGTCCAAGTATTAGACATCACTCCATCTTCTAATACCTCAACTCATACATTTGTTTCTGCTAGTGCAAATGGTATTCAAACTAGAGACCCTGCTTCTGGTAAGTGGTTGAAGATTTCTGGTGTAACTACAAATACATTTAATGTAAATGTGAGTGCTTCTTCTAATACTTCAACTCATACATTCGTTTCTGCAATTTCTGGATGTGTTAGCAGAGCAGTCATAATGTCTGGTGGAGACCATGCTCATACATTTGTATCTGGTAAGACTAATGCATTCCATAAGGAAGGTTCTTCTATCACTATCGATAAAGAATCACTTACATTTGAATGTGCTTTAGATGAGTTTGGTTCAGAGCACACATATCCAAGGACATCTGATCCTTTCTACAATAAGGTATTACCAATTGTTAAAGCAACTACCAACACATTTACAGTTAATGTAGGTAAGTCAACTCAACCTGATGATTATATTCCATATACTCCATCTGCTGCAACTTATGATCCTGCAACTGGTGATATGGTATTAACCATTGGTACACATGATATTACTACAGATGACTTCGTTGAGATTGATGATAATTCATTGACATTCACTTGTGCAATGGACAATAACCAGTCTCAGAAGACATATCCTCGTCCTGGACATGATACTAGGACTTCAGGTAAGTTGAAGGCTGTAACTGCTATTGGTTCAACAAGTCATACTCCAAGTTTTGCAGCATATAATCCAACTACAGGTGTAATGACAATTACCCTAGATGCTCATGGATTCTCTGCTGGTGATAGAGTTAAGTTTGATGCTGGTGCTGTAACCTTTACTTGTGCACAAGACAGTAATGCTACTAACCATGCATATCCAAGGACTACTGACCCAACATTCGGTAAGTGGTTAAAGATTACTAATGTAACTACAACTCAATTTGATATTCAAGTTGGTACTTCAACTAATACTACTGCTCATAACTTTGCTTCTGCTTTAAATAACGGAATGAAGAGGCAGAATGGTCAGATTACAGTTAATGTTGGTGCTGCTGGTACAAACGCACAGTTTACTCCATCTGCTGCTACTTACAATGCTGTAACTGGTGACATGACACTGACTATTGGTCAGCATGGCATTCAGGTTGGATCTAACATTGTCCTTGCTAATGATTCATTAACATTCAACTGCACAATGGACGGAGGGTCTTCTAATAAGACTTATCCTCGTGCTACAGACCCATATGGTCAAAGCAAGTCTATTCGTGTTGATGAAGTAGGATATGTTTCTACTACTGCTACTAACGTTGCTTATACACCTTCTACAGGTGTAATGGTAATTACAGTTCCTTCTCATGGATACTCCAATAACGATTACATTCAAATCGTTGAAGGGTCTCTAGTAATGAGATGTGCTCTTGATGGAAATCAGACAGACCATGCATATCCTAGAAAGACAGACCCATATTACGGTAAGTGGTTAAAGATTTCTAACGTTGCTACAGATACTTTCCAAGTTAATGTTGGTATATCATCTGATACTACAACTCATTCATTCGTCTCTGCTGCTACAAACGGTATTAGAAAGCAGTCAGGTGTAATTACAGTTAATGTTGGTAAGTCTCCTGCTATCGGTTACGATGTATCTGCTGCATCATTCGTACCTGCTACTGGACTTCTAACAGTAACAATCGGTGAGCATGACCTCACTACAAATCATAAGGTTAGAATTGCAAATAATTCTCTAACCTTTACATGTGCTCAAGATAGTCATGGATCCAACCACACTTATCCTCGTGCAAACGGTCAAGGTGGTGCATCTGCTGACGATCCAGCATACAACGATGCTGTAACAATTACTGCTGTAACAGCAACAACAATTACTCTAAACGTTGGAACTTCTTCTAACACAACTGCACATACATTTGTAAGTGCAAATAGTAACTATACTGCAACTGGTGCAACTTATAGTCCAACTACAGGTCTATTGACATTGACTGTTAATGGTCATGGTTTCGTTAATGGAGAAAGAATTAAGATTGCAGATAACTCTTTAACTTTCAGTTGTGCTAAGGATAGTAATGCTACTAACCACACATATCCAAGACCAAGTGATCCTGTATCTGGTAAGTGGTTAACTATTTCTGGAGTTACTACAAACACATTCCAAGTACAAGTATTAGATTCTCTACCTTCCACAAACGTTTCTGCACATACATTCGTTTCTGCTACTGCAAATGGAATTAAGAGAGCAGTAATCCACGCAGGTGGTGACTATGCTCATACATTTGTAACTGCTGCTTCTAACGCTGTTTCTTACACTCCAAACTCTTCACACTTATTTGTAAGTGCTAAGGGTGGTGCTATTAAGAAATGGTTGCATACTCATAAGTGGGTTAAGGCAGTCGCTGATTGCGTTAAGGTCCTTGGATACAGTAACGGTGATTGCTCAGACGTACAATCTACTGTTGATAACCTATTATCAGTTGTTATTGATACATTGATTGAAGCAAATCAGGCAGTTGCTGTAGACCATCTAGCAACTATTACAAAACTAACTCCACAACATGAGTATGTTGGTGCAACTGCTGATGCATTCTTAGAAATACCATTTAACATCGATGACGTTGCTACTGGTCTTGCTTATACACAAAGAGTTGACCTAGCAACTAGAGACAGATTCCGTGATGCTGCAAATCTAATCAGACTCAATCGTGGTCCTATCGTAGATAAGACTGCTGCTGATATGATTGCTCGTTATCCTGAGTTGACTCTAGGAATGCCTAGAAATGCTGATGGTAGTGGTGCTGGTACTCTACGTTGTAAGACTGACTTAGGAATTATCTTAGATGCTATTGCAAATGACATCGAAGATGGTGGTAACTTCAATACTCTAATTGCAGTTAAGAATTACCTTGGAACTAACGATGAGATTCAACACGTTAGACTCCAACTACTTCAATCTCTATATGCTCATAACAGACTTGGATTCTATGCCAAGCAATCAGTAACAGGTGATTTAACTGACGCTAATACTGATTCTGTTATCATTGGTGATTGGGGTATTACCCAAGATACTGCTACTAACTTTAGTCCTACTGCTGCAACATACGATCCTGTAACTGGTGACATGGTATTAACCATTGGAACACACAGTTTGACAGTTGGTAGAAAGATTAACATTGCTGCTGGTGGATTGAAATTCACTTGTGCAATGGATGGTAACAGTTCTGCTAAGGATTATCCAAGAGCATCTGACCCTTGGTATAACAAGAATATTTTAATTAAGGCAGTTACTGCAACAACTATTACAGTTAACATTGGTGCATCACCTACCAAATACTTTACTCCTACTGCTGCAACATACGATCCTACTACAGGTGTATTGGTATTAACAATCGGTGCTCATAACTTAGCAGTTGGCACAGCAATTCAGATTGCACAACAATCATTAACATTCACTTGTGCTCAGGACAGTCATGGATCTAATCACCAATATCCTCGTGCTAATGGACAAGGTGGAGCATCCGCAGATGACCCTGCATACAACGATGCTGTAGCAATTACTGCTGTTGATGATAATACAATCACAGTTAACGTTGGTACATCTACTAACACAACTGCACACCTATTTGTTTCTGCTTCTGCTAATGCTATAGTCACAGGTGGTAACTATGCTCATACATTTGTATCTGCTGTTGCTAACTCTGTAACTGCCCCTGGCGATTGCACAAACGTTAAGGATGCACTTGATACTTTAGTCCTATTGGCAAATGAGACTCTTGCTCCTAATGGTGACAGATATAGAGATGCAGGTGACCTTCTACACTTCAATAAGGATTACATTGCTGAAGAGGCAGTTGGTTTACTAGATGCTGAATTCTCATATACTCTAAACAACATCCTTTATCAATCCTTCCAGTATCCAGGTGGTGCTACTGGTAGAGATACATGTAAGAAAGATATTAAACTATTGCTTGATAGTGTCATCAGTGACCTACAAACTGGTGGTAACAGTAATACTATTAGAGCAATTGAAAATTATATTGCTACTTCTGGTGGTATCAAACAAGTTGAGGATCAATTACTCTCAACCATGTATGCCTTCCAGCAAGTTAAGAAACTTGGTAAACTAGCAATAATCAATAACCTTTATAACCAAGGTATAACTGGATTAACTGGTGACCAGTATGCTGCTATGTGGACTACAGAAGTTGCATACCGTGATGCAACTATTACCGATAGTAAGGGTGATACTGCATACTTAAGTGATGATTGTATTGATGCAGTTAACGCATTTGAGAACTTGATGGATATCGCAATTGATACTCTATCTCCTTCAGATGATGCTGGTAGGTCTGCTGGTAGAATGATTCTTAATAACAAGAATTACTACGACCAAGAATTAGAAAATCTAGTTAACAGTCAGTGGGGTTCTGGTGCATGGTCAGCAGATATCAATACATTCCTAGAGACTACAGTTAATGATGTAATTCATGACTTAGCAATTACTGATACATCTAAGTTTGGTAATGCTAGAAACATCACTCTTACCAATGTAATTGGAGAATTCTCTGAGGGTGAAGTTGTAACTTCATCTGGTGGTGGTTATGCATCTGTTAAGGAATATATCACTGAGACTCAGATGTTGGTTATTGGTGATGTTACAGGTACAAATTGGGCATCTGTAGATGACTTAACTGGCACTAGCGGTGCAACTGCTGTAGTTAATGTTGTTGGTCCTACCTACGATTACTACACAACTGTTGCTAACGTCCAGTCACTTGCTTCTACAAGAATTATAACAACAGGTATTGCTGATCAAGTTGCAGGTATTAACCTCTTTACTAATCCTGAAGACTTTACTGCTAACTGGACTGCAAGCGGTTCTAGTATAGACGGTAATGTAACTGCTGACCCAGACGATCAATTACTTGCTGAGAAGGTTGTAGTTGATAGTAGCACTGGTGAGCATACAATTTCAAGAAATTATAGTCTAACTGCTTACGATACATTTGATGATACTTCTATCAAGTGGGATACTACAGGTCAGAAGTTTGACGAAGGTGCTATTACTACTGCTCAGACATTCACATTCTCTGCATTCATTAAGAAAGCAGAATTTGATAAGGTTAGATTCCAAATGACATTGGATACTGGTACATCAGCAGAGCAGAATGCATTCTTTGACCTTGATTTAAGTAACGCATCCTTCGGTAGCATATTCACACCTCAGCAAGGTATTACTGCTAACGCATATGGATCAGTCCCTGTTGGTGGTGGATGGATAAGAGCATATATTCAAATTACATTCTCCTTCGGTTTCACAACCTTAACTAACAAGGTTATCGTTAAGAATGCTGGTGGTTCAACTAACTACGCTGGTGATGGTGTAAGTGGTGTATATGTTTGGGGTGCAAAACTAACTAAGTCTGCACTTGACCCATATGTTTCTGCATACGGCACAACATTCTATGCTGATAACGATTTCAACATTAAGAATTACATTCTTGAGACATTAGAAACACAGATTGATGGAGCACTTTCTCAAAGTCTAACTTCTCCTTCTCCTGGTGCTTCCTTCTACGCATTCACCTCTGCTACTTTAGCAAAAGATTATAACACTCTCTCAATTATGAGAGTTGTGAGATATCTCTTAGGTATGGTTAAGAAGCAACTTGTTAATAACGCTCATTATACAAATATTACCAATCAAACTGGTATTGTTACTCCTGCTAAGACATACGGCACTAGAGATATTCCAATACCTCTTGGTGGTGGAATTAATAATGCTGACAACTTCTTTGGTGGTACTTCAGGTGCATATGCTGAAGTTGAATCAATCACAAGGAATGAAGGTAAGATTGTCCAAGTCTACTCCAGATTCAGAATTGATGGCACTATCACTGATGGTCCATTCACAATGAATGAGGCAATTCAAAAGCAAGGTGATAACACTAAGACAGGTATTGTTTATGGATTCCATGAAGATGCTAACTTCAAGTATGTCGATGTTAAGATTACTGCTGGTACATTCGCAGTCCTAGACACTATAGTCGGTGCTGCTAACTCAACTACTTGTCAGATTAGTAACATTGAGACAAGAATGCATATCATCGATAAGATTGGTACATTTGATGCTAATGTAGGATTCCAAGGATATACTTCGGGTGCTACTGCTGATGTTAACGCAAATATCACTGCTGAAGCTGCTGTCCTTACAAACACTGGTGGTAAGTTAGTTGTTGATACTGCATCTCTATTAGGAACATTTGAGAAGACTGCTGTTGTTTACGCAGAAAGCTCAAGACAATACTTAGAGGTTGCTAAGTTTGGTGGTTTAGATGTTGCTATCGGTAATAGAATTGTATCAGACGGATACACAAGAATTGGTATTAGCATACTAACCAACTTGAATAACTTCACTGTTGGTAACAGACTTTATAAGGTTGTATCAGGTGTCCAAGATACTGCAAATTACGGTATCATTACTTCAGTTGACCTAAGCAATAACTACATCTACTACGCTCCTGTAATGGGATCACTAACTAACGGTGATATCGTTGGTGACTACGGTCAAGGTGAATCCTTCCCAGTTGGTTACGCAACCATTACAACTTCTGTTGTAACAGCAGGTGCTGCTGGTGCTCTTGTCCAAGACATTGAGACAGTTGGTGTTAACAAGCGTATCTACATGAGTGACATCGTAGGTACCTTCGATACTAAGGACGCAATCAAGTCACTTAATGGATATAAGGCAGTTGTTAAGAGTAAGCAAGATATTAAGGCACGTGTTAAGAGATCCTTCAAGGGATTCGATGGTGTCCAAACACAATTCAAACTTACACAGAATAATGGTACAGCATACTTGCCTGACTCTGAAGGACATATGCTCATATTTGTTAATGGTATTCTACAACCTCCAGGTGCAGCTAACGCATACACAGCATTCTCAGACACAATTCAGTTTACTGAAGCACCTACGATAGGGTCTGCATTCACAGGATTCTACGTTGGTAAGTTGAGACAGTTAGATGACATCTCATTCGACTTCGACTCATTGAGACAGTCATTCAACCTCAAGCGTAATGGAGTATTCTACTCACTAACACTTACCGATGGTGTCCAGTCTACGGTTATACGTCCAGAAAATAATATCATCGTTTCACTCAATGGTGTTATTCAGGAACCAGGCGTAGGTTTCGAGCTTGTTGGTTCTCGAATAATCTTCTCTGAAATACCTCGTGTTGGGTCTACATTCGTTGCATTCTCTTACGTGGGTAGTGAGGCAGACGTTGACGCTGCTGAAGTTGTCCCACCAATTGAACCAGGTGACTTTATTGACATTCAAGGTGAGACTTCAGACAGAGAAGTTGCTGTTATTGAATCTTCTAACTCTCTAATCACATTCGACTATCTCGGATCAGTCTTTGGTAAGGACGCAGTTGGATCTGCAACGATTACAAGTGGGTCTATCGCTAGTGTCCAAGTTACCTCTGTTGGATCTGGATATACAACTAGACCATCTGTAAGGGTTGACTCCATCTCTGGATTTGACGCACAGATTAAGGCACTGGTTGGTGTTGGTGAGTGTGTAATTTCTAACCAAGGAAGTGGATATTCTGCTCCTGGTATATCGGTTGATACTTCAGTCCCTGATGATTGGACTGCTCCAGACTTAAGTCAATATGGTGAAGAAGTAATTGACCCTGAGATAATCCCATAAATAACTAAAAATTGTAAGGTAAATGGCTAAACAAACGCTAGGTCTTGGTACTGCAGCTAACGACAACACGGGTGATACCCTGAGAGTTGGTGGTGACAAGATTAATGACAATTTTAACGAAATATACACTGGTATAGGTAATGGCACTACGTTGCAACTTAGTGTTACCAATGCTGCTGTAGGACAGGTACTTAGATATAATGGATCGACATTTCTTCCATCTGACTATACAAACCTCACTGCTGGTTTGGATGTTAACGGTAATAGTATTGTTTCTTCAAGTAATGGAAATATCAATATCGCTCCGAATGGCACGGGTAACTTAACACTTGGCGTTGGTGGTGTTACCAATACATTTGCGGGTTCTGGTGGAGGAATTGATTTCCCTACGACAGTAAAGTATAAGAATGAGTGGGCATCACTTGCTGCTTCTCCTGCTGCTGCATCATATAAGGGATATTTCTTTACAGTTAACGGTGATGATAATCCATATGTAAACATTAATATTACTGCTGGTGGTGTTGGTGCTACCCAAGCAAAATTATTGACACAATATTCAGGTGTTAATGATTTGGTTGACGTTGATACAAATACTGCTGCACCTACAAATAATCAAGTTTTAAAGTGGAATTCTTCTACAAGTAAGTGGGCACCTGCTGATGATGACTCAGGTATATCCTCACTTAACCTTTGGGCATCAGTTGCTGGTGATACAGGATCCACTACTGCTAATACACAATCTGATACTCTAACGATTGCTGGTGGTACAAACATTACCACAGCCGTTTCTGGGGATACTTTGACAGTTAATTTCTCTGGAACTCTGACTACAACATTTGCTGCTCTGACTGATACAAATATTGGTGGTCTTGTCCAAGGAGATTCACTCTTCTACAATGGCACAAACTGGGTACCAACCCGTAGTCCAATTACTTGGTGGGAAGTGAATGCTGATGGTGCAGACCATTATACATTCTCTGGACCAGGTTTCTCTGCTGCTACAAATGACCCAACGTTATATGTCCAGAGAGGACAAACTTATGCATTTGATAATTCTGTCCAAGGTGCTGGTCACCCATTCAGAATTCAGAGCACAACTGGATTAGCTGGGACTCCATATACTGCTGGTCAAACTGGTAGTGGAATCACAGTTTTATATTGGACTGTCCCTATGGATGCTCCAACAACTCTATATTACCAATGCACATTACATGCATTGATGAACGGTACAATCAACGTAGTAACTTAATAAATGGCGAGGACGATACCTGGTTCTGGTGCTTCTATCAAACCATTATTCAACGAAGTATTTGGTGTTAGAGCAGTCGAAGTTTTGGAAGGAGGGAAGGATTATACTTCTGCGGATCCACCAAGACTAACTGTTACTGGTTGTGGCACACCAGATGAAGAAGCAATACTCTATCCTATCATTGACGATGCGTCAGGTAGGATTGTCCATGTACGAGTATTAAACAAAGGGAGGGGTTATGATCCACTCAGACTCAACATTTTACCAACTTCTGATACGCCAAACGTTGTTACGTCATTTGACATTAATAGAATATGGCAAAGCAATCCGCAGTCAACGACAACAGCATCATTTTCAGGAGCAACAGACAGACTAACTATTGTTTCAGATAATCATCCAAAACCTGCTGACTATGGCACAGAAAGAGCACCAGGTGGTGGACCTTTAGTAGATAGAAATTTCAATCAAGCATTCGTATATAGAGGTGGTAAGGACGTACCTGCTGCTGAACCAAGACCTGACCAGAAGAATAAGGCTTTGGGTATTATGGCAAATGGAGTGTTACTCCATACTCCAGAATGGGGACAAGGACATAGTGATGTCCCTGTAGGATTCAGTTTAGATACTGTAAAGTCATCATTCATTAAAAATAGTGATGTTTATGGTGGTGCAGTTGATAATAACGTTTATTATTATCATTCAAATAAACTAATCAATCATTTAGCATTAAAGAATGGACCATTTCAAAATGGTTTCATACAAACATTCACTTGGAATATTAAAACAGAATTTGATAACTTAATGCTTCCTGTTGGTAACGTCTCTGAGACGATGGGAAGTGTTGAAGTTGGTAGACTTATTGAAAAAGTTGGTGGTAATGCAACATGTGAAGTTGCAAAAATTGTTAGAAATGGTTCTGGTATTGTCCAGAGAGTATATGTAAGACTTGTTAATGGCACATTTGCTAATGGAGATAATCTGTTAGGTGCAAATGGTTTCCAAATGACCATTAATAATGACCCTACTACATTCCCTAATGGTCTTTTCTATATTAATTTTGGACCTGATGCTGCTGAATTTGGTAGTTTTGATGTTAATGGATGGTATCTATCACCTGAAAACATTAAGGTTCAAAGAAATTATCTAATTAAGTGGAATCAATCTGATACAAGTAACCAACCTTCTCAGACACATCAACATGGTCACCCAATGCAATTCAGTACCACACAAGATGGTCTGTTAAATGGTGGCACACTATACACAAATAGCACTGGATCAGATGCTGGTTGGGCAACTGATTACGAGAATGAGTTTATGCCACTCTTCTTGATGAATGCTGATGAGACTAATAGAATCTATTATTACTGTAAGTATCACAGATATATGTCTGGATATACTGGTGATGAAGGATATATGATTCTTGATTCTACAGTAGAGAATTTTACACCAACTAATAATTATTACGTTACAGATTTCTTTGCTACTGGTCCTGACTACGGTAGACATGCAGATGGACATTCTAAGATTTTAGGTATGTCCTATGATGGATATCCAATCTATGGACCTTGGGGATACAATTCTTCTGGTGTTGCTGCTAGAGAAGTATCAGGATATAGATTAAAAACTGGTGTTGAAATTGACGGTGCTAGACCTGCTGTTGTTACAGCATCTACAGTAACACAGACTATTACCGTATCTAATGGCAAATTCTATGTCGGTGGTAGTGAAGTACAATTCTTAAATTTATTCAGAGGTAAGACATACGTTTTCAATCAGGATCATGCTACTAATAATAGTAACTTCCTGTTATTAAGCACACAAGAAAATGGTTGGCAAGCGGCTGGTACTGCTAATGGTGATACTTCAATCTTACATACAGAAGGTGTTACCTATGAGTTAGATGGAGTTGCTAAGACATATACAGAATATATTTCAGGATTTAATGCTGCAACCCAAAGACGTTTAACATTTGCTCCCAGAACAGATTGCCCTAGACTACTTTATACATTCTCATATTCAACAGCTGATATGGGATTTAGATTAGTCCAAGATGGTTACTTAATGGGTGACCTAACTCAAGACTATATCTGGGATTCTGCTGTTTCTGGTGCAACTTTAGATAAGTTTAATGGTAGATTTGCTACTACTCCAGAGTATCCAAACGGCACTTATGCTTACTTTATGACAGAGGATAGTTCAGGTAATCCTGTTTATCCTTATGTTATTGGACCTCAGTTTAGAGGAGTACCTACATTTGAAGGTGATACTTTAGGAGATGTTCCTACAGAATTCCCTAGTGGTGCAGAAGGTGAAGTTGTATTGGGAACAGGTGCTGATGCTGGTAAAGTTTCTTACATTAGGATGGAGAAATTTGGTGATGGTTACTTTGGTACAGCAGAAGCAAAGATTTTAGGTGGTGGAGGTACTGGTGCTACTGCAACTCCTACCGTCCAAACTGTTACAGGTCTTGCATTATTAAACCCAGGTAGAAGTTTTGCTACTCCTCCTACTCTAATTGTTGAAGGTGGTGGTGGACAAAACGCTAAAGGTGCTGCAAAGATTGATGTTACAGGTAAGGTTACATCTATTAGTGTTGTAAATGCTGGTGAATTCTATCAAGAACCACCTTATGTTTTAATTACTGGTGGTGGCGGTATTGGTGCTAGAGCAACTGCTCAAGTAAGTCAAGGTAAAATTACTGGTATTACAGTAACAGAGCAAGGTCAAGGATTTACCTCTGCTCCTAATGTTATCTTTACTAAGTTAGTTAATCTTAAGAGGAAGACTGCTGCTAGACAGTCACTTAACTCTACAGCATTCTATCTAACTGGACTACTAGCAAATATGACTGCTAGTCAGACTGAGATATATGTTGATTCTACAGACGCATATCCAGGTTCAGGTAAATTAATTATTGGAAATGAGACAGTTTCATATTCTTCCAAATCAAGAGAGAAGTTTAGTAATGTAACAAGAGGTCTTAATTTCAACTATGACCAACGTGTTATTCTTGATAGTGGACAGAATCTATCTGATGGCACTTCAAACTATAAGTTTAATGTTGGTGACCGAGTAATTAGAAGGGTTGAAAATGCCCAGAACAAGATAGCAAAAGTATATGACTGGAATGCTCAGACAAGAGAATTACTTGTAGCATTTGAAGTTGATGAATTGGCATTCATTGATGCAGGTATTCCATCTACAGAAGATGCAATTGTACAGTTTGATGCTGGTGTTGCTGATTCTGCTAACTCAGGATTCCAACCACACGTGGTATTAAACTCACCTGGTGATGTTATTACTACATTAACAGTACCTATTACAACATTACAAGATAAGAAATTCCAAGATATCGCAGAAAACTCTGGTGCTGGAGACGGTATTCCTGACCTAGTAAATACAGGAACAGAATTTGAAAACCAAATATCACTCGAAGGTGGTATATTCAGTTCACTTTATGGTATTGAGGAAACTCAGGGTGGCACAAACACAACCCTATTCCAAGCTGGAGACAGTATTAAAGATGCAGACATTCCATTCAAGTATGCAACAATTACATCTGCTGGTGCATTGAATGAAGGTGTGCCTCATACAGCATTAATGGAAATCACTATTGATGCTAATGATGGTAATGGAAATAATTATGCAGTTAATGAAGTGGTAACTGGTGATGTATCTGGTGTTAAAGGCACTGTAGTGTCTTGGAACCCAAGCACAGGTAAACTGATAGTTGGTGATATCATACCATTTAATACAGGTAATGTTAACGTTGGTGTTGCTGGTTACTTGTATAAATTCTCCGATACAGGAACTATAATAGATTTCAATATACAGAATGCTGGTACTAACTATAGCTCAGTACCAGGAGTTACTATTGAAGCTATTGGTGATATACAGGCAACAGGTACAGCAGTCTTAACTGCTGCTGGAGACCAAGTTGCATCTATAACCATAACTAATGGTGGTTATGGATATAAACAGACTGTAGACAATACATATAATATTCACCCAACAATAACAATCGCTGCACCTTCAAGTGGCACAACCGCAGTTGCACAAGCGATTTTAGGTGGTGAAAAACTGGTAGGAAACGGTGGTGCTTCTTATCGAATTAAGAGCATCGAGTTCCAAACAATAGCAAGGACTCAGTAACCTTGATAAATAGACAAAGGACATTAAGTACCTATAGTTAAATGGCAGCGTTATTAACAGATCAATTTAGAATCTTTTCTGCTCAAAAATTCATTAAAGCACTCGAAGGTCCAATATCGACACAGAGTGACTCCGATGCTGGAGCAACTAGAGACAGGGTTTATATCTTTATTGGTAGACCTCAAGCTTGGGATGATGAAAACTCACCTCCACAAGCAGTAGACTCCTTTTTGGAATTTTCGTCTTCCTATGACGATATGATTTCACTGAAGCGTGTATTAGCTGCCGACACGGTTCAAGTGGTACGTCGTATCGACTGGGTAAGTCCTGAGCAAACTACTGGTGGTCTAGGTTTCACCTATGACATGTATCGTCACGATTACTCACCAAGTAAAACAGCATCATCTGGTGCTACAAAACTATACGATTCTGACTTTTATGTTGTAAACAGTCAGTATCAAGTCTATAAGTGCATATATAACGGTACAAGTCCATCCGACCCAAATGGTAAACCTTCCACAGTGGAGCCGACAGGTACTTCAACAAGTATTATCACTACCGCCGATAGCTATCGTTGGAAGTATCTTTATACTATTCCTGTTGCTTCCGTTTTAAAATTCTTTAGTAATGACTATATGCCTGTTTTCACCAATGATGCGGTGAAGACAAATGCTGTTGCTGGTGAAATTGATACCGTTGTGATAAACTCAGCAGGGTCAGGATATAACAATGGAACCTATGACAATGTTGCTATTAACGGCGATGGGACTGGTGGTCGTGTCTCAATTGTCGTCGATGGTGGTCGCATTATTTCTGCTACTGTTACTTCTGGTGGTACTGGCTATACCTTTGGTAAAATTAGTATTGACAATATTACAGGTATTGGTACTGGTACTGGCGGTCAGGTGGACGTTATCATTCCTCCTCCTGGTGGTCATGGATATGATCCAGTGGTGGAGATGGGAGCGTTCAGGGTAATGATTAATGCCAAACTCTCATATGATGAGGGTGCTGGTGACTTCCCTGTAGATAATGACTATCGTCGAATTGGTCTTATCACTAACCCATTAAAATTCGGCACAACTGAATTACTTGCTGACTTAACTGTATCAGCAGCTAAAGCAGTTATTTTCTCACCTACATTCCAAGGTAACTACGTCCCTGATGAAATCATCACTCAGACAAGAGTAGTCGGAGGTACTAACGTTACGGCTCGTGGTAGAGTCATTTCATGGAATGCAACTACAAAGCTTTTGAAATACTATCAAAACGCAGTTGATGGTATATTCCCAGAAGTAACTGGTACTCTTAATGAATTTGATGGATCTAACGTAATTAGTGGTGCGACGAGTGGTGCAGCAGGTGCTCCTGATGTTAACTTCCCAGCCGTCCCTAATTCCTCCTCACGTACCATCAACAATACTGAATATGATTTGGGTATGAAATTTAACAATGGTTATGCAAAACCTGAAATTAAATCCAACGATGGTCAAATCATTTACATCGATAACAGGAGATCCATTAGTCGTGCAAACGACCAAATCGAAGACATTAAAATCGTAATAGAATTCTAAGATGGCACAGAATACCAACCTAAACGTCACTCCCTATTATGACGACTTTGATAAAAGTAAAAACTTTTATCGAGTGTTATATCGCCCTGGCTTCCCGATACAAGCTAGAGAGTTAACTACTTCACAGTCCATCTTACAAAACCAGATAGAAAACATTGGTGGTCATCTCTTTAAAGATGGTGCAATGGTTATTCCAGGTCAAGTTGGTTATGACCTGAATGTCGATTGTATCATGCTACAGGAGAGTTTCTTAGGAGCAGAAGTTGAAAATTATAGGTCTCAATTAGACGGTTTAATTATAGAAGGTCTAACATCTGGTGTTAGAGCAAAAGTATTATATAGTATTTCATCTACCGATTCAGATAAAGGATATATTACTATCTACGTTAAGTATATCGAATCAGGTGGTACAAAAAATGACCAAGGAACATTCTCCAATAACGAGCAGTTAATTACAGAGAAGGAAATTACATTTGGTACAACTCTAATTGAGATTGGTTCACCATTTGCACAATTACTTCCTACTGCTGCATTACAAACTGGTAGTGTTGCTTATGTCCAAACAGGTGTCTACTACATTCGTGGTTTCTTTGTAGACGTACCTTATCAGTATATTTTATTAGATCAATATGGAAACACCCCATCCTATCGAGTCGGACTTGACATCCAAGAGTCTATCATCACCCCCGAAGATGACTTATCACTCAATGATAACGCAGCAGGCACATCTAATTATGCTGCTCCTGGTGCTCATAGGTTCCGAATAACCACAAAATTAAATAAGAAACTTTTAACAGACGACGCAGATAAAGATTTCATTGAATTACTTCGTATCAATGGGTCTAAGATTGAGAAACTCGTTGACCGTTCAGCTTATGATGAGTTAGAGAAATCATTAGCATTAAGGACATACGAAGAATCTGGCAACTATGTTGTATCTGATTTCCAGATCACCATGAGACAAAACCTCTCTGATGGTTTTAATAATGGTGTTTATACTACTGGTCAGACTACTTCTGGTGGTGTAACTGCTGCTGAGAATCTATTTTCAGTAGAGTTAGGTCCAGGTCTTGCTTATGTTAGAGGTTATAGAATTAAAACGTTATCCCCAACTTATGTTGACTTAGAAAAACCAAGGGATACAGACTCAGTACAAAACAAAATCATTCCATTTGAATTGGGTAACTGGGCAAGAATTAACAACATGTATGGTTTCCCTAATCTAACAGGTTCTACTGTACAAAATAACTATCAAGTTATTGAGTTGCGTGATACTTATTCAGGTACTCCTGGTGACCAGCAAGGTAATCTTATTGGATATGCTCGTACTGCTGCTATTGAGCATGTTGAAGACCCTGATAATACTTTCGGTAACCCTGATGACAAATATAAGATAAACATCTTTGATGTACAGATGTTTACTTTGGTTACTCTATCATCTGCTAAGTCAGTTGACCAAGGGTCAATACTTGTAGGTGGTACATCTGGTGCAAGAGGATATATTGTTAACACAGTATCATCCAATGATGATTGGATTTTATATCAAGTAGAAGGTACATTCGTAAAAGGAGAGATGCTTTTACTCAATGGTGAAAATGTTGACACCATTGCTGATGTCCATAGTTATAAGTTCTCTGACACTCGTCAGTTACTTACAAGAGATGAGAGCACAAGTGCAGTTGAATTTACTGCTGACTTGGTTCTTGAAGATATTCTTAGACTAGAAGGTGACTCATTCACTTATGATGCTACTGGTGGTTCTGAAAAGATTACTGGTTTAAACTCTAACTTCGCTATTGACTTACGTCCTGGTGATAGAGTTTACTTTAGCTCAACTAAGTATGTTGATATTGATAAGGTAACTCCAGGTAGTTTAAGTTCTACTGGTATGTCTAGCATATTTAATTATGGTAACCAGACTGCTAATGTAACTCCTGGTGCTGGTGCTGCTGCCCCTTCTGCTGGAGAATATACAGTATTGGTTAGATACCGTGGTAAATTACAAGGTATTGATAATGCTGACCTATTCAGTCCAATGCCTAAGAAATACATCAAGAGTATTTCTGACGAATCATCTATTGTTAGAAGGACATTTGATGCACAAACTGTTGCTTCAAATGCTGTATCAATAACTCTACCTGAGAATGAGCAGTTTGTTGCATTAGACCAAGAGCATTATAATATTACTGTATTAGCAGGTAGTAATAGCACACACCCTGTAGGTGACCAACTTGCTATTAACACTACTAACTCTGGTAGTGTAGGTTATTGCACATTCACAACATCTGATAGGACTACTCTATCGATTGCTAACCTAACAAACATTACTTCTATTAAAGTTACAGCAACAGTATCTAAGAACGTAACTACTAAGAAGACAAAATCAATGAAAGAGATGTTTGTCTTGAAAGTTAATAAGACAATTAGAAGTCTCGATAAGCCTCAGTATGGTTTGACATTCTCCACACTGTATGGCACAAGAATTGAAGATAAAGATATATCATTAGGTTTAGTTGATGCATATAGATTACATGCTATCTACGAATCATATGATGATAATGAAGCAGTTGTACCAAGTGTAACTCTAGTTGAGCCAGTATTCTTTGCTACTAATACTATCGTTACAGGTAGAACATCAGCAGCAAGAGCAAAGGTTGTTGAATTTGCATCTGCAAGTTTGAAACTAAGTCTTGTTTATGTTGGTGATACTCAGTTTGTACCAGGTGAAACTATTACTGGTCAAGATAGTGCAGGAAATGCAATCACTGGTATTATCAATGACGGTGCAGCATCAGTTGTTAAAGGATCTAAAGTTGTTACTGACAACTTCTACTTAGAAGATGGTCAGACAGGATTTATATACGATACAGCAAGATGTATTCGTAAGAAAGGTGTTTCAAAACCAATTCGTCAGTTGAAGATTGTTTGTGATTTCTATCAGCATTCTTCTACAGGTGATTACTTCTCTGGTCAATCATATCTTAATACAGCATATACAGATATTCCATTCTTTAATGTCAACTTCTTGGCAGATTACTTAGATTGGAGACCAGGTGCTAAGAATCTTTATAGTGATGCAGGTACAATTAATACTCCTGCATATGTAAACTGCTCTACTTTTGACTTTAAGTCAAGAGTATTCACGATTGGTGGCACAACTAACTCTACTATCTTTGATATTCCTAAGTTAGATAGTGATTTCCGTTGTGACTTTGATTGGTATCTACCTAGGACTGATAAGATATTCTTACTTCCTAATGGTGAATTCCAGATTGTTAAAGGTAAGTCATCATCTGAACCACAAGACCCAGATAGTCTAAAAGATGGTATGCATCTTGCTACCCTTAAGCATAGACCATATGGATTTGGAGATGATAACGATACCGTAATTAAGAGGTCTGATAATAGACGCTATACTATGAGAGACATTGGTGCTCTTGAGCGTAGATTAGACCAAGTTGAGTATTATACTTCACTCAACATGCTTGAAACTGATACTTTCAATACTACTATTGTAGATTCTACTGGTAAGGATCGTTTCAAAAATGGATTTATTGTTGATGACTTTGCAGATCATAGTAAGTCAGATACATCCCATGAAGATTTTGGTGCTTCATTAGACTTTAGAGAAGGTATTTGTAGAGCATCTCACTATACAACTAACGTTGCCTTAATACTTAATACTACATTATCAACAAACTATCAGGTAACTGGTCCACTAATCTCGTTACCTTATACAGAATTTAAAATCATTGACCAACCTTATGCTTCCAGAGTTGAAAACGTTAACCCATTTAACGTCTTCACATATATTGGACGTATTGATTTAACTCCATCATCTGATGATTGGATTGATACTGAAAGACTACCTGAAAGAGTTATCCCAACTGAGGGTGATTTCCAACAAGTATCTGGTGAATTAGGTGTTGACCAGAATGGAATGTTACCTATTGAGTGGGGATCATGGCAGACTAACTGGGGTGGTGATGAAGAAGTTATTTCCTCTGAGGTTGTACATAACCAGCATTGGATAGCAGAAGATATTGGTAAGTCACCTCGACCTGATGTATGGGATGGTCGTGGTATGCGTCGTATTAACAGAGTTACTACGATTAGAGTTAATGCAGGTCAGTCAAGAGAAGGTATTAGGACTAGAGTTGTACCAAGGATTGATAGAGTATCACAGGGTGATAGACTTATATCTGCAACTACTATACCTTGGGTAAGGTCAAGAAACCTTGCTGTGAATGTTGTCCGTATGAAGCCTAGGACTCAATTCTTCACATTCTTTGATGGCACAAATATAGATGGTTATATAATGCCTAAGATTATTGAGTTAGTTAAGGATCCTGCTGTGGATGCTAGGACAAACTCAACTCCATTTGTTATTGGAGAAACCGTTGTAGGTGAGACAAGTGGTGTAAGATTTAAAGTTGCAGCACCTAATGATAAGTTTGAATACAGTCCATATGATGATACTGCAACTGCTACATCATATGCATCAACTACTGCATATCTAAACATCGACCTTGACTCTCTTGCAGAGCAAGCAGTTGGTGATTACTATGGTAATATGCAAGTTGGTGAGATTCTAACAGGTGCTTCAGGTGCTAAAGCAGTTGTTAAAGATAGAAGAGTCCTTTCTGATAGATTAGGTCAATTCTCTGGGTCATTCTTTATTCCAAATCCAGGTGTAAATACTAACCCACGTTGGGCTACTGGTAGTAGGACATTACGTTTTACTACATCTGATTCAGATAGTAGACTTGCTGGTACAGTAGATTCATCTGCTGAAACTGAATACTCAGCAACAGGTACATTAAATACAGTCCAAGAAAATATTCTTGCTATAAGAAATGCTGAAGTTGTCCGTGATACAGTAACAGAAGAAAGAGTTATTAATACCACTAGGACAGAGACAAGACAGATTGGTTGGTATGACCCTCTTGCACAATCATTTATTTGTGACGAAGAAGGTGGTGTATATCTAACTTCTGTTGACGTTTACTTCAATACAAAAGATACAAACATCCCTATCTCAATGCAGATAAGGACTATGGAAAATGGTTATCCTACGAAGACCATTCTTCCATTCTCTGATACAACTTTAAACCCATCACAAGTTCAGTTATCTGAAGTTGGTGCGGTTGCTACTAAGTTTACATTCAGAGCACCAGTTTATATTCCTCAGTCTCAAGAGCATTGTTTCGTATTGCTCTCTGACTCCAACTCATATCAGGTTTGGATATCTCGAATGGGTGAGTTAGATATTACTGGAGACAGGACTATATCTGAGCAGCCATATGCTGGTGTGTTATTCAAATCACAAAACGCATCTACATGGACTGCTGACCAATACGAAGATTTGAAGTTTAGTATCTATAGAGCAGAATTCGATAATAGTGGTAATACTCAGGTTACATTAAACAACGCTAAACTAGGTGTTGGTAATAAAGGTGTATTAGCACTGAGAAGAGATCCTATTGAAACTTTCCAACCTCAAATTCGTTTAGTACTTAACTCTACAACACTACCATATACTGTTGGTGCTAGAGTTTATCAGAAGACAACTCTTGCAGAAGGTACAATTGTTAAAGTTGAAACCTTAACTGCTGGTGTTGCTATTACATTAGATAATATCTCAGGTACATTTGCACAAGGTTCTTCTGCTGGTGGTACCGTAACTAACCGTATCGTATCATCTAAGACAACTGCTGCAATGACTGTAACAGGTGCATCTGGTGCATTTACTGTTGGAGAAACCATTACTGGTAACTCCTCTGGTGCTCCAACTGCTGTTGTAGGTACTTGGACAGACAATGGTGGTGGTGCAGCAACGTTTGCATTGACATCTGTCTCTGATGACTTTACCAACTCAACTGAAGTTATAACAGGTGGCACATCTGGTAAGACTGCAACTGTTAATGTCTTCACTCCATCTGGTGACGCTGTAGAGACTGGAGCAATTTCCGATGCATTCCCTGACGTTACACCAACATATACTACTGATCAAAGGAAGATTAAGGTGTATCATACTAATCATGCAATGCATGACATCTCAAACAATGTCACATTGACAGGTTTGATATCTGAGATTAGTGATACATATCTAACTGCTGCTATTTCAGCAACAGATACATCCATAACAGTTAATGATGCTAGTGCATTCCATAAGACAATTAATGGACAAGCAATTAGTGCATCTAACGTAGGATTTATTAAGATTGGTACTGAAATAATGTCATACTCTGCTATCTCTAATGATGGTAAGACAATGACTATTCAAGCAAGAGCACAAGATAATACAACTGCTGCATCTCATGCAGATGAGTCTGTAGTGTCATGTTATAACCTTGATGGTATTCCTTTACCAGAATTGAATAAGACACATGCTGCTATTCAGAATCCTACATTGGATTCTTATGAAATTGCAGTTACATCTCTTGGTGATGTAGGTATTAGAGGTGGTGGTGCAAATGCAACTGCTACTCAAAACTTACAGTTTGAGAATATCGTTCCTCAAATCCAGAGGATGATTCTACCTAAGACTTCTATTACAGCAAGAGCAAACTTTATTAGTGGCACATCTATTAACGATGGTGCAACATCACTATCTGGTTCTTTTGCAAATGATGGAATCTTCTATGACCTTCTAATACAAAACAACAATCAGTTGACCTCACCTAAACTGATTTGTTCACAGATTAATGAATCTGAAGAATTGAGTGGTGAGAAGTCTTTAAGGTTAGATTTAAACTTAAAGACAACAGCAACTAACGTTTCTCCTATTATTGATACTGATAGGATGAGTGCAGTATTAGTTTCTAACCGAATTAATAACCCAAGTAATATAGATTCTGCTAAACTTTCTACTGGTGATGAGCATGAAGCAGTTTATATAACAAGAACTGCTACATTGACAAACTCTTCTGGTGCTATTAAAGCAATGTTTGCGGCTTTCCGCCCAACTAATGCTATTATTAGAGTCCTATATAGAGTGCGTCCAACTGGAAACACTGACCCAATTGAAAAATTCGGGTTTGAATTCTTCCCTACCGCTAATCAGATAGTACCTGGTACAACTGATAACTACGTGTTTAAGGATTATGAATATGAGGTTTCTGGTTTGTCGTTTGACCAATTCCAGATTAAGATTGTATTCGCTTCACCAAGTCAAGCATACAGTCCTGTAATTAAAGACTTTAGAGGAATCGCTTTAGCAATCTAATGAAAGTGCCAGTGAAAGACCTACAGGGATGGTTTAAAGATACCGACTCTGGAGGGGTTGATTTAGGAAATCAATCAGCATATTTAAAATATATGGCAGGAGTAAATGCTGAGAAGGCTAAAGAAAAGAAGATTAACACTTTACAAAATGATGTTTCTGAGTTAAAATCTGAATTGGGTGAAATTAAATCCTTATTACTAACGTTAGCTAAAGATCATGACAGACCAACCAGTTGAAAAGGTTTCCCAAGAGGAAATGCAGTCACAGTTTCAAACAAGGTACACTGCCTTGCTAGAAGAAAACAAAAAATTGGCTGCAAAAATTAGAGAAAATGAAGTTACTGCCCTGAAATTACAAGGTGCTTTAGAGACACTGGATTACTTTATAGAGAAACCAGAAGAACCTGAAAACACTAACGTAACAGACGAAATAGTCACGGGGGAGTAAGTCCCCCTTTTTAATGACATAAATAACTTGGAAGCAAGTACTAGCGTTGTCCTAACAAAATGGCAAATAGAATTCAATTAAGACGAGGTGGTGCCCAAGAATGGGCAAACGCCAACCCTACACTAGCACAAGGTGAGTTAGGTATAGAGTTGGATACTGGTCGGTTTAAAATCGGAGATGGTGTAACCGCATGGAACTCATTACGTTATGAGAGACCAGTAGAATCAACTTCAAACACTGCAAATACTTTAGTACAACGAGATGCCGACGGTAACTTTGCTGCTGGCACAATTACTTCAACGCTTATTGGTAACTCTTCTACTGCTTCAAGACTTGCTTCAACTAGACAATTTCAATTAGCTGATGACGTTTCTGCTACTGGTGTTTTTGATGGTAGTGCAAACCTAACGCTTAATACTTCTCTTTCACTTATTTCTACTCTGCCTCATTATGATGGCACAGCAACACCTACTGGGACATATACTAAAGTAGTAGTTGATGCTAAAGGTAGAATTACAAATGCTTCAAACCCAACTACTCTTGCTGCATATGGTCTCGACGGTACAGTTGAGGGATCATCTGCTCAACCATATGATAATGATCTGATTGCTGTTGCAGGATTAACAACTACTGGATTAATTTCTAGGACTTCTGCTGGTACTATGGCAACCAGGACTATCACTGGTACTGCACAAAGAATTCAAATTTCAGATGGTGGTGGTATATCAGCAAACCCAACCATTGACCTAATTACAACTGCTGTAACTGCTGCTGAATATAACGCAGCATCATTAACATCTGCTGGTGGATCACAGACTGTTAACGCTACAAACTATACAGTTGATGCATATGGTAGACTAACAGCATCAGCGACACTTCCTATTGCAACAGCAGTAGAAGGAACTACAGCAGCAGCATATAATGCAGCAACGACCTATTCCAGAGACGATAAGATTACTAACGCATCGAAGCTTTATCAAGCCATTGCGGGTATTTCGGCAGGAGCTGGGGCACCAACTCATTCAGATACTAGCGATGCTGGATCGTGGAGATACTTGGGTGCTGTTACAACACAACAAAAAGGACTCGCTTCCTTTGCTCAAGAAGATTTTGATGTATCAGCAGCAGGTCATGTTAGCATTTCTGCTGCTGGTGTTGACAATACTCAACTTCAAAACAATAAAATATCCTTCTCTGATAGCAATACGAAGGAAGACTTCTCGTTAGACAGTGAGAAGACTGCTGCTACAGCAAACAAAGGTTTTAACTATCTTAACTATGTCAAGGTTAATAACACAAGTGGTGCTTTACTGTTTGGCGCAAATAATACGGGTGATGGTGGTGCTGGAGAGATTGATGTCAACGTCAGATCCTATTTCAGTGATCCAGACGTTACCTTCGACGGAGGGGCTTCACAAACTATAGACAAGACTGGTGATGGAAACTTCACTATTCAGTCTACACAGAATTCAAGTAATGCTAGAACATTTAATTTAGGTGTTACTAACTCTGGTGCAGGATCAAGCACACTTAATATTACAGCAGAAGACTTAGTTGATATTAAAGCAACTGAAGGAACTAATGGTAAGGTACATGTTGAAGGGACAAAATTCCAAGCTGATTACATAGGATCAACTGGTGCTACTTTACACCTCGACCCAGGTGATGATAGAGCTGTCTCTGGTACCTGTAGGATACATGGAGATTTACAAGTAGATGGCACGACTACAACAGTTAATTCCACTACTATGCAGGTGGATGATGTTATTCTTACTCTTGGCGGTGATACTGCTCCAACTTCGGACGACAATAAGGATCGAGGAGTTGAATTCAGATACTATGACTCTCAAGCAAGAATTGGATTCTTTGGTTACGACGATTCGGCCTCTGATCTTGGAGGTCATACAGGAGCATTCTCCTTCCTCTACAATGCCACAAATACCTCAGAAGTATTCTCTGGAACAGATGCAGGGATCATCGCTGGTAACTTAAAACTTACAACTGGTACAGCATCTTCATCTAATACTACTGGTGATTTAGTAGTCTCAGGTGGTGTTGGAATTGGTGGTGCAGTAAATCTTGGTAGTACCTTAAATGTAGATGCTGCAGCAACCTTTGAAGATGATCTTATATTAAATGCTGATGCTAAGAACTTTAAAATTCAATTAGATAATGGTACAGATAAGTTTACTGTTGCTTCTGCTACTGGTAATACTCTTATAAAAGGAACTTTAGATGTAGATGGAAATGTCGATCTTGATGCAAACTTAACTGTAGATGGTACTGCAGTTGATATTAATGCAACTCTTAATGTAGATGGATTAAGTCATTTTGAAAATACTGATGCACCAACCATTGCTTATAATAGTGGCACAGATCTTTATGAGATACAGAGTGGTGACTATGGTTCTATAAGAGCAGATGGTGGTGGATACTTTGCTAAGGATGTATTATTCAATGAAAATGTATGGTTAAACGGAGACTTCAACCAGAGAGATAGTAGTACTGAGAGTTGGGGTTTACGGAACTGGATGCAGGTCAGGTATAAGTTACGTGCTGGTTCTACTGTTCAATATAACCCAACATATGCTACACATGATACTTCTAACTTAAGAGTGTATGGTGGTGCTGGTATTGGTCAAAATTTACATGTTGGTGCTACAGGATCTGGTGAAGGTCTTTTTGTTGGTAAGAAGAACTCTGGAGACACAGTTAAGTTTAGTGTTCTAGGTGCTTCTGGTAATACAACTATTGTTGGAACATTAACAGTTAATGATGCTGTTGATCTTGATACTACTTTAAATGTTGATGGTGCTGCTACATTCCAAGATAATGTAACTATCAATGCTGATAACAAAACCTTTAAGATACAAAACAATTCAGCAGTAGATAAGTTTACTGTAGATACTGATAATGGTAATACTGAAACTCAGGGTACTTTAGATTCTCAAGGTGCATTCCGTGCACATAGCACATCTAGATTTGATGATAATATTGTATTCCAAGGTGCTTCTAAGACTCTTGTACTTAACAATGGTTCAGGAACTACTAAGACTACACTTCATACAACTACAGGTAATGCAGAATTTGGTGGAAATGTAACTATTACAGGTACTGCTGATGTAACAAGTGACTTTAATGTTAATACCAATAAGTTCCAAGTTACTGCATCAAGTGGTAATACAACAACAGCAGGAACATTTAATGCTGATGGTGCTGCAACATTCCAAGATAATGTCACAATAAATGCAGACAATAAATTGTTTGCTATACAAAATAATTCAGCAGCAACTAAGTTTAGTGTTGATACTGACAATGGAAATACAGATATTCAAGGTACTCTTAATGTAGAGGGTGCAATGACATTTGATGACACAGTAAGTATTACTGGTGTCACTAGTGTTACAGATGCTACCGATCAAACACTCACAGGATCATACGCTGCTGATGGTGCTGTAAGAGTTACTGGTGGTATTGGTCTTGCTAAGAATCTAGCAGTTGGTGGTGGAGCTAGAGTTTATGGAAACACAGAACTAACTGGTACTTTAGATCTTAATAATAGTGCTGATGTTTCAGGTAATTTTGTAATTAGTAATACTGATGAAGCATCATCTCTTGCAGATACATCAGTTGCTCTTCAAGTTGCTGGTGGTGCAACAATTGATAAGAATACTTACGTTGGTGGAAATTTTGTAGTTTATGATGCAGGTAATACACGTGCAGCATTTACTGTCACTAACTCTACTGGAGATGGTGAATTCCATAATGACCTTACAGTTGGAGGAGACTTAGTAGTAAATGGAACAACAACTACTGTCAATAGCACGACTACAACTCTCGATGACCCTATCATTACTTTGGGCGGTGACACAGCACCCAGCTCTAACGACGCTAAAGATCGTGGTGTTGAATTCCGTTATTACGACGGGTCAGCGAAAATTGGTTTCTTCGGTTTCGATAGATCCTCCCAAGAATTCGCATTCCTAACAACTGTTACCAATACGTCAGAGGTAATGGCAGGAACAGATGGTGCTCTTAGAGTTGGTTCTGTTCATGTAACTGGTGCTGGTACTTCAGTTGATATTGATAATAATTTAAATGTAGATGGTACTGCAACAGTTGATGGTCAAATAATTTCAAATCTTGCTTCAGGTACTGCTCCATTCTCTGTTGCTTCTACTACTAAAGTTGCAAACTTGAATGCAGACTTGCTGGATAATATGAATACAGCAAGTACCAATACAGCATCTACAGTTGTAAACAGAGATGCATCTGGTAACTTTGCTGCAGGAACTATTACTGCTGCTTTAACTGGTAATGCATCTACAGCAACAACTCTTGAGACTGCTAGAGATATTGCAGTTGCTGGAGTTGTCACAGGTACTGCATCCTTTAATGGATCTGCAGATATAAGCATTACAACAACTTATGCTGACGCAGACATAACTGCACTTGCTGCACAGTCTGGTACTGGATACATGGTCAGGACTGCTGCAAACACATATGCTCATAGAACATTTGCTGTAACAGCATCCTCTGGTATTACTCTTACTAATGCTGATGGTGTTTCTGGTAATACAACAATTAACGTTGCATCTTCAGATTCAAATGCTGCTGACAACTTAGTTTTACGTGATGGATCTGGTAACTTTGCTGCTGGTACAATTACTGCAGATTTGACAGGTACTGCTTCTATAGCAACAACTGTTACAGTTGCTGATGAGTCAACAGATACTTCATGTAATGTTCTCT